CTTGCCTCTTCGTCGGCAGCGTCGGATGTGTATAAGGGACAGAATGGGGTGTGCCTGCTGGTGCCTCTGGTGCTAAACTGCTCCGTCGCGTTACCGCAGACTTTAATTTGGTGAAAGAGAATTACGAGTCTAGCGAAATCAACCCCTCTTTCCAAACTATTGATTCCCGTCATGGTGTCCGTAGTGTAGAAGGTTCGCTTGAAGCTGAACTGTCTCCCGGTACTTACTCGGATTTTATCGGTTCTATTCTAGCCAAGGACTTTGCTGCTGGCGGTGCAACTACTGGTGCTTCTATCACTATTGCAGCTTCTGGTAGTTTATTTACCTTGACTCGTGCTGCTGGTTCTTGGCTGACGGACGGTTTTTACGTTGGTAATATTATTCGTTTGTCCGGTGCCGGTTTTGCTCCTGCAAACGTAGGTAATAATCTCTTGATTGTTGGTCTAACCGCTTTGGTTGCTACTGTTGTGGTTCTCTCTGGTACTACTCTGGTTGCAGAAGGCCCTATTGCTTCTGCTGACGCTGCTGTGGTCGGTAAGCAATCTTATGTGCCTCTCTCCGGTCACACAGACGATAGCTATACTGTAGAACAATGGTTCTCTGATATTGCACAATCTGAAGTATATACTGGTTTGAAGCCTGCTTCTATTGCACTGTCTCTACCTTCTACGGGTCTAGTCACGGCTTCTCTTTCGTTCATGGGTAAGAACCTAGAACAAACAGGCACTACGCAATATTTCACTTCTCCTGCTGCAACAAATACCGAAGGTATCTTTGCTGCTGTATCCGGTGCTGTGATTGTTAATGGTCAACCAGTTGGTCTGATTACCAGCATGGACTTGAGCATTTCTCGTAATCAAGAAGCTGCTAATGTAGTTGGTTCTAACTTTGCTGCCGATATTTTCGTTGGTCGTATCACTGCAACGGGTTCACTTTCTGTTTACTTCCAAGATGCTGTATTCCGTAACTACTTCGATAACGAAGATAAGATCAGTATCGTAGTGGCACTGACTACAGGTGAAGAGAAAGATGCAGAAGCTATGTCTTTCACTATGGGTAAAGTGAAGGTAAATTCTTCCAACCGTCAAGATGCAGAACTTGGTCTCGTACAGTCTATGGACTTTCAAGCCCTTCAGAATGATGTTGTTGCAGGCGGGCTAGTAGCTTCCACCATTCTTGTACAAGATACTACACTGGTGTGATTGACTTAGTTTAACATTTCTGCTATAATCCCTCTATTGCTTAACGGCTTTAGAGGGATTTTTCATTTCTGATTTAATAATTCTCTTGTAAAAATGAAGAATCGGTGTTATAATAGAGTTTGTCTAGCAATAAAAGCTATTCACTAAGCCCTCTGCTTCCGAGTCGAGGGCTTTTATTCGTTTAACAACTAGAAAGGAAACTAATATGACACTTGATTTGTCTATCACCAATATTGCGGCTCAATCTGAATCCGGCTATGAGTTTGAATTACTTCACCCCGCTACAGGTGAAGGTACTGGAGGTTTTGTACTAATTCGCGGGGAGAAAAGCCGCACAGTTCAGAATCACGCTCGTAAAATCGTAACTGAAATGCAAAAGCGTGAAAAGGTAGCTAAGGGTAAGAATAAAGAAATTGAACTTTCGATTGAAGATTATGAAGATATGGCTGTTGATCGTGCAATTGTACGTATTATTTCTTGGCGAGGTATCCAAGAAAACGGTCAAGATGTTCCGTTCAATCGTGAAAATGCAGAGCGTATTCTTAAAGAGCACCCTTGGATCAGAGAAGCCGTAATGGAAGAGTCAGATAATCTTCTGAATTTTCGATGATGAAGCTTTAGCACAGGCTTTAGCTTACGCTGAACAAGAATTTCAAATGTCAGAGGTTCAAGCTGATGGTAAAACCCTTAAAGAGAACCTCTTGAATGTTCAAAGGCAACTTAAAAGAACTCCTAAAGAATTAGAGAATCTAATAGAGTTGCCTGATTGTATGCAAGAATATTGGAATTGGTTTATAAGATTGTCAAATCATAGACCTTCCGGTATGGGTATTTCTGCTATACCTTATTCAGAGATGCTTGCGTTCTTTGAACTTATGGGAATCATCCCTGATCCTATTGACATAGAAGTAATTGAAATGTTTGATCGTGTTGCAATGAAGTATTATCAGAAACAACAAGAAAAAGAGCAAGCAAAAGCTAAACAAAAATCTGCAAAGAAATAAGAAGATTGGAATAGAGGCTCTACAAGGCTATGAAGGTACTTAGACTACTCTAGGTATCACCTATCCTGTAGAGTCTCTAGAATCAACGATTAAGCCCTTTATTGGGCTTTCTTTGTGTGTAGTTTATGATTAGACTACAGACAAAGGATTACATCAAACGAGATAGGCAACTAATGAAAGAAAGCCGACGAATGTCATCATCTGACATATTCTTCCGATTGTTTACCCAGAAGTAGTTTTCTCGGATCATTGCTTTCACTTCAGGTTTAATTTTAGCCTTTTCATTTCGCTCCAGGGCAACCGCAAGAAAACCTGGATCGTTGACTAGAACTTGCTTCAGTCGGACATTGATTTCTGCTCGGTTGTGGCAGACTTCTTCGATACCTTCTGCAAAGGTTGCTGTAGACGCAATTAGCGCAAACGTAAGCATTGTGATCTTAATAAACTTCATTTGAAAACTCCTTAGTTAAGTGAAAGAAGATTTAACTATACGCCTTTGAGTTTTCTTTGTCAATACAAATTTTGTTGTAAGAAGGCTACAAGGGAGTAATTAACCCTTGGAAAAGCGTTGACCCTAGCCTGCCTGTCTTACTTTCTCTTAGGGTTGTTGTATAGGGTTAGATATGAAAGAAAATAGATACTATGTGTACTTGCATAAGATTGCTAGTACTGGAGAAGTCTTTTATGTTGGTAAGGGTCAACGTAGCCGGTTGACAAGTACACACAGAAGAAACAACACATGGAATGCGATAGTTTCGGAAAAAGAGTGGTTTGCTGAAAAGTACATGGATAATCTTTCTAGTGACGAAGCAGCCAACCTTGAGGTGAAGCTCATTGCTGAGCTTGCGCCAGTTGCTAATTTCCACAAGAAAGACGTCAGGCCTCGTGCTTTAAATAAAACTGATTTTGAGGCCTTGTACTATTATTGTGAGAATTCAAAAAGCGGGCTTCGTTTCAAAAGAGATGGTCTTGCGTGCTCGTCTAAAGGAAGATTTAAAGCTGGCGATGAAGCCGGTACAAAACTGGCTACTGGTTATTATAGTGTGCAGTTGAACGGTAAGAACTACATGGCTCACAGAGTTGTTTGGGTTTTGTTAAATGGTAGCATTGGAAGAGAGATTATCGATCACAAAGATAAGAACCGATCTAATAACAAGATTGAAAATTTAAGGTTGGTTACACACTCCGTAAACGGCAAGAACTCATCAATCAGAAGTCATAATAAGACAGGTCATGCCGGAGTGAGTTTCACCAGAAAATTTAACATTTACAACGCTACTTGGTCTACAGACAACGGGGAGCCACAAATGAAGCATTTCTCAGCAACAAAGTACGGAAAAGATTTAGCTTTGGCGCTCGCGGTTGAATATCGCCACAGGAAAACGCTAGAATTGTCAACATATACACCAGACGAAAGTTATACAAGACTTCCCGCATTGATTGGATATCCCGAGGAACAAATCCTTGAAATGTTTGAGTGTGATCTAGTTGCTAGTAATACATCTGGAATAAGTGGTATCCATTTCGCGTCTGTAAAAGGGAATGATTTTTGGGTGTATGCTAGGAATAAAAATTCTAAAAAGAACTTCTCCTGCACTAAGTATGGTCATGAGAGAGCGAAAGAATTGGCTGCTGAGTATAAGAATTTTGTTGAAAACTCTTTGGATTTTAACGCATTAAGCAGTGAACTGAAGGAAGAAATCACTAATGCTAACAATGCAAATAACTCGTCAGGTATTAGAGGAATTCTTTTTACTGGAGTTAATAAAGATATCATTACTGCGCAGTATGCTAAAAAGGGAAAATGCTTATCTGCAAGATTTGATACTAAGGTATATGGACTACTCCCAGCCCTTAAAATGGCGCTTGAGTGGCGAGAACGAATAAAGAAAGAATAATCATGGCTTTAGAATTGACGTCGTTGGTCTTCAAAACCGAAACATCCGATCTGGAGAGGGCTAGTAAGGTTATAGGTGAACTAGTAACCAACGTAGGTAAACTTGATAAAGCAGCCAAAACCGCCGCTCAAACTGAAGCAACGCTAGCCCGTGCGGCGAAGGATCAGGCGAAAGCAAATCTCGACAACGCCAAGGCCCAAGATGTTCGTCTGAAGTCTACCATAACAGCAGACAAAGCTGACCAACAGGCAGCGGCTGCAATTGAGAAAAAAACTAAAGCTACTGAACGTGCTTCTACTGCGATTAAGAAAAACGCAGATATGCTACAACTCCAGAATGATACTTATGATTTCATTTTGGAAGGCTTCTCTAAAGGCGATGCTAAAGTTCTTGCAATGGCTAAGGCTACTGGTCAATTATCAGATCAGCTTAAACAGGTTCTGACGGACATTCGGCAGTTTAGTAAGAACACTTTTGACCAAACTGAGACTGGACTTGACCGTATGGTTAAATCCGCAAAGGAAGCCAGCAGTGCTCAAGGCTTCTTGAACAATGGTTTGAATCTAACTTCAAAACAAGCCAAGGAACTAAGTAATGACTTAGATCGTTTGAATATTAGATTACAACATCAAGGTAAGTCCTATCAAGAGATTACTAAAGAACAAGCTATCTATAAGCAACGGTTTGTAGAAGAAGCTAATGCTGTTAATCGTGCCACCTCTGCACTGGCTGCAGTTGAGAAGCAGAGAAAGGATGTTGTCTCTGCCACAAACTATTTGACCCAAGCAGACCAACGTATGGCTGCTGCTTTGAATACATCTAATGCCGCTTTGGATAAGGCAGGCACTGACTCGCTTGTGAAGTATGAGATGGCTCTACGGAAGTCCGGTGTATCTCAAGATGTAGCTACAGCTAAACTTGCAACGTATAAAGCGCAATTAACGCAAGTAAATGCTCTAGAACAGAAGCGCAGAGAGCAGCATTTGGCCCGTGCATTAAGTCCTCAGTTGACCGACATTGGTGTATCTCTATACTCCGGCCAATCTCCTTTGACTGTCCTGTTGCAACAAGGTGGGCAGATTTCTGATTTGCTGCGTCTATCTGGTGTAGAAGCACAGAACTTCGGTAAAGCTCTACGCGATGCCTTCGCAAGCATGATTCCTGTAATGGCTACAGTAGCTAAGGGTCTCGGTAGTTTTACTTTTGGTTTGTTTTATGACGCAGGCAAAGGGATTACAAACTTCATAGCCAATGTAACAGGAATGAATAAAGTCCTGCAACATACTGACGACATTCTTTATCTGATTGGTGGTAGAACTACTTGGTTTTCTAAGATTCTTGCTACATTGGGCACTATCGCATCTGTTACTTTCGGAACAGGTGTCCTTGCTATCGTAGCAGGGCTTGCTGCTCTTGCTGTTGGTCTTAAACAAGTCATTACTGAAAACAATGATTTAGCGAAAGCGTTTGCTTTGTCTGGTGCGTCTATCGGCCTGTCTCATACTCAAATGATTGGGTATGTTAAAACTCTTGCTGACTCTGGTGCAACAACAGGTCAGGCCACCGAAGCTTTACTTGCAATGGCAAAAGCTGGTAATTTTACTTCTAGTGAAATTTTGCTAGTGAGTGATTCCGCAATTCAAATGCAAAAGGGTTTCGGTATCGCTATTGAAGATACTGTCAAGCAATTTGCTAAACTGAAAGAAAAGCCCGTAGAGGCTCTGCTTGAAATTGCTAAATCTTCTGGTATGGTCGGGCCTGAAGTCATTAAAATGGTTCAGGAACTTGAACGTGCTGGTAAGAGTACAGAAGCTGCTTCTGTTGCAATGAAAGCATATGCTGATGTAACTAAACAACAAGTTGCTCAAATGAAGGAAAACTACAATGGTTTTGCTTTGTTTATGATTGACTTAGGTCAGAAAATTAAGCAGTTCTTTTCTGATACTTTTAAGACACTTTTTCTTGCAACAGACCCTAATCAACAACTGGAAGATCAGTTAGGTAAACTTCGTGAAAGAATCAAAGAAGTTTCCGGCAATCTGAAAACTCTTGGTTCTTTTGGTGACCCCAAACTCCTGAATCAGCTTAAAGAACAAGAGCGAATGCTGATTAGTCAGATTGGTGCTAATGTTCGTCTTCGTGGTGAAGAAGAGAAGCGTAAATATCTTAATGCTGAAAACGCGAAATATGAATCAGCTATCGCTAGTCTTCGTGGAAATGCATTAGATTCTATTGAAAAGGAGACAAGAAAAACTCAGACTCTTGCTGAGTTTAGAAAATCTTTTATCAACGACAAACTGAAAGAAGCAGCCAAAGAAAAATCAGTTGACATTGAAAAGCTGAAACTTAATACTGACTTAATGAATGTTTTGCAGCAGCAAGCAGACATTGAATACAAGAAGACGCAGAAGTCAGGTGGAAGTAAGTCTGAAAACTACTACGCAACCTTGATGCGTGAAGCAACGAATAACACAATCGCTGCTAATACCGCAACACAAGAACTTACGAAATCAGAGCAGAAACTTCTTGAAGTAAAAGCTGACCCGCGTTTTGCAAAACTGACAGCAACACAACAAGCAGATGTTATTGCTAAGTATGATGCTGCAATCGCAGCAGAGCGACAAACAGCAATGACTGAAAAGTTAGCAGAAGCTGAAGAACATCGTCTTAAACTTCTGGGTAAATCTGAAGGTATTGGTAAGCAATACTACGCAGATATGCAGAAACTTGAAGAGTTTGCTAAAGTTGCTGGCTGGTCTAGAGAAGAAATCGAAGAACTTACTCGTGCTGTGTTCCAGCAGACCCCTGCATGGAAGGCTTACGAAAAGGCTCTAGAGGATGTTAATACAGCTTCTAGGAAGTTTCAAGAGGATAGTCTAGCGTCACAAGCATCTGTTTTGCAAGAGAATCAATCTTTAGATCATAGGTTGTCTCTACTCGGTAAGACTGCTGAAGAGCAGAAGGCAATTACGATTGAATATCAACGTGCAAATAAAATACGTGAAGTTGATATTAAACTCGCAAGACAACTTCGTGAAATCGAAGAAAAGATTGCTGAAGCTAAGAAAAAGGGTTTGCCTGAATCAGACTACAAATCTTTAATTGATGCCGAAATTCAAGCACGTAAAGATGCAGCAGAACAGCACAAGGTTATCAACCGTGAAGTAGCTGTGCAGTACGCAGAGGATATGCAACGAGAAATTGATGCAATTAAATCTGGTATTTCCGATAGTATCGTTACTGCACTTTTTGAAGGTGGTAAAGCTGGTTCTAAGAAACTTCGTAATCTGATTGTAGATCAACTGAAAAAGCCTGTTACTCTAGTGGTGCAAGCTGCTGTTAATTTACTTTTAGGAAGTCTCATGGGTTCCGTAGGGCTTGGTGGACTTGCTAGTTCCGCACTAGGAAGCGCAGGCGGGAGTTTACTTGGTTCAGCAGCAGGAAGCGCAGCAGGTGGTATGTTTGGTAACTTCCTTGGTGGAGGCTCACTCACAGGGATGATTAGTAATATTACCGCAGGCGTAACTAACGGTATTAGTACGTTGTTCTCGCAAGGTATTGGTTCTGTGTTCTCACAAGGCACTGGACTGATGGCAGCAGGATCAGCCGGTGGTGGACTAGGTACGCTTCTTGGTGGCATTGGACTTCCGCTACTTGGTATTGGTGCTCTGATTTCCGGGCTTTCCAGAAAGCTGAAAGATGTAGGCATTGAAGGTAGTTTCGGTGGTGATACTGGTTTTGAAGGTAGAAAGTACAGATTCTACAAAGGTGGTTTTCTTCGTTCAGATAAGACTACTTATGAAGACCTAGACCCTGAAATACAAAAGGAATTAGGTAACGCTTTTCTTGGGATGAAAAAGAGCGTAGCCGATATGGCTAACACTCTAGGTCTTGGTACAGAAGCGTTAGAGAAGTTCAAGACTAACATCAAAGTAAGTTTTTGGAATCTTAAAGATGATGAGATTCAAGCAAAACTTCAAGAAGCCCTTGCTACAGCAAACAACGAACTTGCAGAGCAAGTAATTGGTACGTGGGAAACTACTACAAGTACTGTAAGTCGGCAAATCCAATCTACTTTCATGGAAATGGAAGCTGGTGCCGAAGCCTATAGAACTGTAGAAGAAACCATCACTGCATCTACTTATGTAGCATCTGAGTATGCTAGAGAAGGTGAAAAGGCTATTGACACTTTGACTCGTCTTGCTACTAGCCTTTCTACGGTTAATTCTGTATTTGAGAATCTAGGTGTTACTCTATTCCAGTCTAGCCTAGCTGGTGCTGACCTTGCTAGTGCTTTGGTAGATGCTTTTGGTGGTATCGAAGCTTTCATTTCTGCTACAAGTTATTTCTATGATAACTTCTATTCCGATACTGAAAAGTTTGTAAACCAACAGCGTCAACTTACTTCTGTATTCAATCAGTTTGGTGTTGCTCTCCCTCAGTCTAAAGAGGAATTCCGTAAGTTACTAGAGTCTATTGACCTAACAACGGATTCCGGCAGAGAGATGTATGCTGCATTGATGAAGATTGCTCCTGGGTTTGTACAGTTCATTGAATTAACTGGACAGCTTGGTGCAACTATTGATGATAGTGCTGAATCAGCTAGGCGGGCAGCAGAAGAAGCTAGACAGAATGCGTTGTCTAATCTAGACAAAGCGTTATCTAATCTTCGCTCTGCAATCAATGCTGAAAAATCTTCTATTAACGAAGACCTTAATGCAGCAAAGCAGGTGCATTCAAAGATTAAGAGTGTTTTTGATACTCTATCTAAGGCAATCGAAAATCTTTACCAACAGGCTACTGATCCAGTAATGGCAGCAGAACAAGGTAATGCATTCATCAGTGCAGCCTTGAAAGCAGCTCAAGCCTCTGGTGCTCTTCCTGATAATGAAGAACTTCAGAAAGCTATTGCAGCAGCTACAGGTGGGTTTGGTATTGAGAATTATAGCAGTCTTGCTGAACGTAGGTACGCTCAACTAAAATTAGCTGGTGAACTTGAAAAACTCAAGACGCTCACAGGTGACCAACTTTCTGATTCACAGTATCAAATTGAACTTCTTGAAGATCAGCTTGAAATACTTGACGATACTCTGAAATATTGGGAACAGCAAGTAGAAGCAGCCAAGGGTGGTATTGAAGCTGTAATGTCCGTAGAGAGTGCAATTGTAGCAATGCAAGTTGCATTACAGACTGTGCTAGAAGACGGTTTTGGTGCAATTGTTGAAGGTGGTGGTCTTGGTGGTGGTAGCTTACTAAAGCTACTTGAAGAACTTGCTAAACAGTACAGCCCGAATACACCAAAAGAAGCACTTGAGCAACTTGTGAAAAGTATCTCTGAAGGGGTTATTACTAAAGGTCAGGGTCTGAACTTGATTACGGGAACGCCTACAAAGAGTAATCTTTACAGGCAAAACGTCGAATCAGGCGGTATGTCCGAATGGCAATACTACAGCGAATTGCGCACTAATACTGACATTCTTATTTCTCAGGGTAGGACTGCTGATGAACTAGCGCAACTGATGATTACGATGGGTGTTAGCCTTACAGATATGGCTAGAGCTTATGGCGTAACAGCAGCAGAGATTGCAGCCAATTTACTTGCTGGTGGAGCTACTGTTCTTCCTCAACTAGCGGTTGGTACTAATTATCTGCCGGATGATATGGTTATCCAAGCTCACAAGGGTGAACGTATTATTCCTAAAGCAGATAACGAGCAACTAATGCGCTATATCAGCGGCGGGGGTTCTAGTAATTCTGCGGATAATTCTGCGCTCATCACTGAAATCAGAGCTTTGAGAGTACAGAATGAAAGACTGGAAGCAAGGTTGAATGCGATTCAGCAAAATACGAAGGTTACTAGTGAAGTGCTAGATCAAGTTACAGAAGGAGGTAACGCAATGAGGACAAGTGCAATATGAATATATTAAGACCTATTACAGTTACTGATAGTCTGGTTGTTAGTAGTTTACCCTCTATTGAGGATTCTACTCCAGTATGGGTATCTGGTGCTGCTTATACCGTAGGTCAAGAAGTTCACAGAGTATCAACACATAGAGTATATCGCTGTGCTGCTGATACTTCTGGGACTACTCCACCTGAGATAGCCATTACTACTTGGGTGGACGTTAGACCTACGAATAAGTGGGCACTTTTTGACTATTATACCAATACAAAAACATCTTTGGGTGGTAATTTGTCTTATAAACTCAATACGGGGGGTAGAGTTGTTAATTCGGTCTATCTCAGGGGGTTTTCAGCGGGGGATTCTTACGTTACTGTAAGGGATGCGTCGAATACGATTGTATATGAGCAATTGAAACAAAACACAGCACCCCCTGGAGGTTGGTATGAATACTTGTTCGATGAGCCTGTAATCCTGAACTACCATCTATTTGATAATCTATTTGTTCAATACGGATGGACAATAGAGGTAGGGGTTAGTAACGAAGGTACAGCAAGTTTAGGCTTGCTAGTTCTTGGTGATTTAAGTCCAATTGGTAACAACGCTTCTGGTGCTGGTGTTGAACGAGGGTCTTCTACTGAGCCTGTTACTTATAGTTTCATTAAAACCGAAGACGATGGTACTACTACTATTCAACGTAGGCACTCAGCAACAAACCTTAGATTATCTGCAACCATCCCTATCGCAGAAGCAGATAATGCAGTTTCTTTGTTGCAATCTGTATTAGATGTACCTGTTGCAGTTGTTGCAGATACAACAAATAACCAACTTCAAGGATTAAGTACATTTGGCCTAGTCTCAGGTTCAGTTACTTATGATTATTCAACCGCTAATGTTAGCATTTCAGTAAAAGGATTAGTATGACAATCACAGCCCCTCCTACAGTTGACGCTTTGCCGGAACCTCCGAATCCTGCGGATCGTCCAACATTTAACTCTAAAGCGTATCCTTGGAGTCTAGCCCTTGGGGATATGACCACAGAGATGAATTCAGTTGCTTCTTGGACGTATTCTGCTGCAACTCAAACAGAAACTAATGCGCATCTAGCGCAATCTTCAGCAGCAGCGGCTGCTCTACAAGCGCCAGGAACAATCGCTACTAGCACTGAAACGATTACTTTCGGAACAGGATCAAAAACTTTCCAAGTTCCTACAGGTAAATCCTATGTAGCAGGACAATATGTCTTGGTAGCGCAAACATCTGCCCCTAGTAATTACATGATTGGTCAAGTTACATCGTATGATTCTCTTACTGGTGTGCTAATTCTTAATGTAGTGACTAATACAGGCTCTGGTTCAGCTTCTGCGTGGACTTTCTCGCTTACATCTCCTCCTACTAATCAACTGATTTCTGGAGCAGCAGATAAAGCAACTCCTGTAGATGCTGACGTTTTTGGGTATTTAGACTCTGCTGCTTCTTTCGTGTTCAAGAAGTTCACATGGGCTAACATTAAATCCTTGTTTGTAGGTAAAACAGGAAATCAAACGATGGCCGGGACGCTAACACTACCCTCCAACGGCTTGACTGTGGGTACAAGCCAATTGGTCGCATCCGGTGGATTTTTAGGAGTAGGTACAGCTACCCCGAAAGCCGCGCTGCACACTTATAATGCTGGCAATGTCGGGGCACCGGATGCGACAGGCACAGGTGTCACAGGGGTTAGCGCACGCATTCAAGGTAGCTCTGTCAACATGGATTTTGGTGTGTACGCCTCAGGGATTACATGGATTCAAAGTAGGCTGAATACAGATAACGCCAATACATTCCAAATGATATTAAATCCAGTAGGTGGACAAGTGCTTGTAGGCCCAGGTGGCACAGGTTACGCATCAGGTATCGGTGCTGGTGGTTCCGTAACACAGGCTACCAGTAAAGCTACTGCTGTTACCCTGAATAAGATATGCGGTACTATCTTAACGAACAACGCTGCACTAGCAGCAGGCGCTACTGTTTCGTTCCAAGTTAATAATTCACTGGTTGGGGTTTATGACTTAGTTAATGTCCAGGTTCTTGCGGATGTTGTTACAGGTGTGAACTATAGAGTGGAGTGTGTTCATTCGACTGTGGGTTCTTTCACTATTAGGATTACCAATATCTCAGCAGGGAGTCTATCAGATGTTATTATTCTAAAGTTTGCAGTGCTAAAAGGCTCTAACAATTAATCGTAGAAAGTAACTATGGAAGAAAATCGCCGTAAAGACGATGTAACAGTGCAAGTAATTGCAGAACGAATTGATAATCTACATAATCACATCGGTGACTTGAGAGATTCGATGAAAGATTCAATGAAGGAAATGGCTAATGCTGTTAACAAGCTAGTCAGAATCGAAGAAGGACAAATGCACATGATGCAAGCTCACGAACGATTAGCACTTCAACTTGATAAGCATGAAGATAGGTGCAGGCGTCTTGAAGACCGTGTTGACGATTTAGAACGAGAAGCTCCTATGAACAAACAAGTCCGTAATTGGATTTTTGCAGCAGTTACCGGAATTGTTTCCATGGTTGGTGTATTTGCTGCAAAGTTCATGGGTCTTATGTAGTAAGGAAAAGTAATGCCAAAATTTCATCAAAGAAGTCTTGAAAAATTAAAGGATGTTCATCCTGATTTACGCAGAGTAATGCTGGAAGCAATTGAAAATGCTCCTTTTGATTTTGGTATTACAGAAGGTCTTAGATCAAAAGAACGACAATTGGAACTTTATAATCAAGGAAAATCAAAGACACTCAATAGCAGGCACCTTACAGGCAAAGCTGTTGATGTTGTAATCTTTATTGGAAATGAAGTTACATGGGATTTGAAATACTACAAAGTCCTGTCGGAGCACATCAAAGCAGTTGCAAAACTAAATGATGTTGCTATTGAATGGGGAGGGGATTGGAAATCTTTTGTAGATGCTGTGCATTTTGAATTAGATAGGAAGGTATACAAATGAACAAACTAAGCGTTCTACTCCAATTATTTAGAAAAGGTGCTGTAGTATCCGACCCTGCTGCTTGGAAACAAAGGCAAATCACAGCTACAGTTCTTGGTGCTTTCTTACTTGCAATTATCAATGCACTTGCTGCTTTTGGATATGCTCTACCAATTGATACCGAAACTGCGAATGCTATTGCTGGTGGCATTATCGCTATTGTCAATGTCCTGCTCACTATTACCACAACAGATAAGGTCGGGCTACCAGCAAAGTCAAATGAAGTGCTCTCCGATGATTCAATTGCAAAAGGGGATGATTCAGCAAAAAATGAATCAAATCCAAATGATGCAAAATCAAACGAAGCACCAACTAAACAACCAACAGAAAATATCTATCTTAACTGAAACCCTTGATGGTGCAACAGTAGGAATGGATTGTAAATTTTAACAGGAGAAATAAAATGGAAAAAGTGATGCTTGTGCTAAAGATGCTTCCGGTGATTATCACAGCTATCAAGGCGATTGAAGAAGCTATCCCTGGTAATGGTCAAGGGGAACAGAAGCTGGCTGCTCTGAGGCAAATTCTTGAACTAACGGATGGCGCTATCTCTAACCTGTGGCCTACGATTGAATCAGTTGTTAAGGTTCTGGTTCGTACCTTCAATGATACGGGCGTGTTCAAGAAGTAAGATTGCCTCTAGAACTGATTAAAACGGGCCTACAAGGCACTTAAAACAACTAAGGCATACCAAGGTAGCCTACAAACGATTAAACCCCTAGACGGCTTCATTAAGAGGCTATCTAGGGGTTTTCTTTTGTCTATTCTTTTGTAAAACTCAAAATCTTTGCTTCTACTAGCATTTCTTTCAATTCTTCTTCATCCTCCATGCCAGTTTCTAGTTCATTTCCTTCTTCGTCTTGCATAACAAGTTCAGGATATTCTCCTTGGCTTTCGTACAAGTCATTGAAAAAATTATCAACAGCACTATTGAGAATATCCATTCCTTTACAATTACCACGTACTGTGACTTCAACAGTAAACTTATACTTCCATTGTTGAAATGTCAACTGTACAAGATGCACTCCAAAACGATTATTCGGGTCATAATTCTTCATTTCACTTCCTTATCCTTAATATACTTTTCATAAGCAGTAATAAGTTTAGGATGCTTCAACATCCTATTCTTAAATTCGTCCGAACAAGCCATCAGAACTTTACCGTTGTCCCAGCACTCCCAATACCACCCATCTCCTTCTGTGTCTTGTACCACATACCAACCGTCTAGAGGTTCTTCAATTTCTTTATTCATTTATTCTCCTTGTTCAGTGTTGATGAACATCATTCAACCAAACGAGGAATTGTTCATACCACTCTTCGGGTGAAAGGTGCATTGGGAAATCGTCGGGGTTTACTGCATGGTTATCATACCAGTATTTCTCGAATTCCCATATAGTCGAAATCATCTGATCTTTAAAATTATATAGAAATTGTTGCATTATTTAACTTCCTTTCTATGTTTCAACCAAATTTCATGTAACTCATCACCTAACTCCTTATCTCTGTCTGACTTAGGTTCATAGTAGCCACCATAAAGTAATGCTGTCAATTCGTAGAGTTTACACAGTGCTTCTTCGTAGTTGTCTTGTTTCATTGTAATTCCTTTCTTATAAAATCTACAACCTTCATTCTAATTCTAGTAAGATGTTTATTAGCAAAGCGTCTAACCAGATAACTTCTAGCAACACTAACAAAAGTAAAAATAATAGTCAAGACAAGGTTCTGAGAAAAACTTACCGGAATCCCCATCATTGGCATTACTACCATGTTCGTAACAAGTGACACCATGAAGCCTATGAAGGTAGAAAATAAAGCTTCTAAGAATGAATCAAGTTTTGTTTGTTGCAAAGTAATTTCCTTACTTAAAGTTCACCCTACTGGCATCTTGCCAAGGTTCTGAACTATCGTAATCTCTATAGAAATCCAAAAACTTCTTGTACTTCTTAGGGACAGGCTTGGTCAGAAGTATAGCATCTCTTTCAACTTCTTCCCAGATATATTGCTCGTAGAACCAGAAAGAAATATCTTTATTTCCAATATACGAGTCAGCTTGCTCTGACGTCAGTCCATCATGTTCCATGAGAAAGTTCTTGTAGTCTTGAACGACTTTAGAATAAGGGAGAAACCAAATTCTATCGCAATTTCCTCGGATTACCCAACCTTTTTCTTTAGGTATTTGCATACTCACTCCTTTTCATAAAAGGAAACCCCTCACCAGCAAGGAGCTAATGAGGGGTATCTTACATCATATTTCAGTTGCTGTCAAGAGAGTCTTGGACTGTTGCAAAGTTACCACGTTTCCTTCCAAGGTTCCCTGCTAGGTTCTTGTTCAAGGAATTCCATCAAAGCTGCAGCAGAAAGACTTCCTGTATGTCGCTTGATTTCTTTTCCTTTTTCGTCTAGGAGAATCAAAGTAGGGATACTTCGGATACTCCATTGTTTAACCAAGTCAAGGTTGCCTTCAATGTTAATCTCTTGGTAGGAGATACCTTGTAGGTTTACTTCTGCAAGAGTCTTAGAAAGCTGCTTGCAAGGATTACAGTAATCTGCTGAGAATTTTAGTAGAGTTTTCATTTTGTTCCTTTGTTAACCGCATTTAGAGCTACCACAATTTGCACATACTTTACAACCTTCTTGGTAAACTACATTTGTACTGCCGCACGATTGACAACTTTCATTCTGTACCTTCTCTCCGTCCTTAATGAATGACGCAAGATATTTACGAATATGAAACACAAATGTCCCAGCAATACAGTCAACTTTATCAAGTTCCCCTACAATGTTGCGGATAAGTACACCGTGACGCAGATTTAGAGAAATCATTCTACAAATCTTAGTTGCATTACTGTCATGCTGGCACTTGACTAGAGTATCAGAAATATGCTTCTCAGGAATTCCCTTCTCTCGTGCAAGCACAGTCAGCCGTTCTACAGTGTCTTCAGCAAGTACGCTCTTTTCAGAATGATTCGTCTGAACGAACAAGGCAACAGGATTAGTTTGTTGTTCATTCAAGATAACGGTCAAATACCATTTACGTCCTTCAGCACGTAGGGTTTTCAGCATAGCAGGAAGATTATCAGGAAGTTTAATATCTTCTAGGATTACTTCTTCCTCTGACTCCTTCGTTTCCTTGGCTGCTGACAGTACAGAAGTCATAGTTCCTGCGCGGTAAGTCGTAAATCCCTTAATCACACCGGAATTGTAAACATTCAGATATAGATTCTTGAAATCCTCGTAAGGATAATCAAAAGGAATATTACAAGTCTTTGAACAAGCTGAGTCAGTGTACTTAGCAAAACCCTTTAGGTCGTTTACATGATCTTCTACGCTGAGTTCTGTAGTTGTTACTACATAATCCGCGTCAGGATCATATTCACCTAATTGCTTGAGGTATCGAATACCGTAATCTTCACATAGAACCTCCTTAGTCAGTCCACGATTTTTGTCAATCTTATACGTTACGCCGAATTTGTCAACCCCCTTCAGAATCTGCTCATCACCTTCCTGAGCGAACTTAAACATTTCAGTCTCAAAGAACTCTCCAGCATAGAACTTAGGGGTTACTTCAAGCATATGGTCAGGTGTTACAGGAACAATCACAGTACGAATGTATTCCGTCATGAATGCAGGCTCGATACCACCAGTTACTACGTTAGCAAAGATTGATCCGTTACCATTGGGTTGCTGACTCAGTAGTGAGCTATTACGGATACCTGTAGTACGAAGTTTCTGCATGTAATCAGGAGACAGATTCAAATTCTTAATAAATTTAGCCTCTGCGTGCTTCTCAGGAATGCAATATTTAAACATACCCTTCTCAACAGCGAGATCAATAGATGCTTCATAAGCAGCCTTTGCATAAACTTGCATCAGTTCTTCACGTAGTTGTTCAGCTTTTTCAGAGCCAAATCGAACCTTCAGCATGAATAGTGCTGATCCCCAACCCATTACACCTGCACCGATTCTGCGCTTATTTCGCATAGAGTCTACGTAAATAGGCAGAGGAGCTTCTGAGATTTCATTTACGTTATCTAGAAAACGAACAAGAGTTCGTACTTGCTTGTCAAGTTCAGCTAGATCAAAACCACTGCGTTCACTATTAATAAATTGAGTCAGATTCAATGTTCCAAGGCAGCATACACCACCAGGAGCTAGGGTCTGCTCACCGCAGTTTCCCGTGTAGCACCACTCAGAAGGAAATACATGCTGGTCATGGTACACAGAAATATCCCATACCCTTTGTTTTTCAATTTCTCTAATTTCCTTAATCTCTACAAAGTCATGCGACACTTGGTAGCGCTTGCCTTGAAAATCATCTACATTTTTTTGCAAATATGCTGCTTTTTCAGGGTGTGTAATTGAAAATACATTATTGAACTTTACTAAGTGCCCTCCGCTAACTTTCAGGTCGTAACGTGTATAATTTTTACCATAATCTTTTCCATTCGGGAATGTAGATTTGTTGATTGATTTAGAAAGAGTCCCAATTACCCCTGCAAAACTCAATAATTTTGCAAAATTAAGGGCAAACGTTTCGCGTGAAGTCGTGAAAGTTAAGTATTGGTTCTTATCTGATTTATATACATGACCATCTGAACTAATTACACCATCAATGAATCCTTCTATAAAGTCATCATTACTATTCCAAACAGACTGAGGTACATCCTTAACCCCTGGTAAAACCTTATAACGATGAATTAACAGATCGTGCATTGCTTTACTTCCAAACTGAAAGCACAATTCGGACTCTCGTTCGCTCATGGTTATAGTTGACGTTGGTACAAGACTCTGAGCAATACTTAAAATTTTATCGGCCATTTCCCGTTCGTGTTTACCAAATGTGATACCACCAGAAATAATCCCTGTATCACTCCTCACATTGAACCAACCATCCCCCATTAGATAACCCAAGAAAAGCCCCTCGTCGCGTGTAAGCGTCATATCGCCGTATACGCCAATCTTCTCATTTCGGTTGCAAGGAATTAAGTCACCAACTTTCAAATCCTTAGCAGAGACTTTGTATACTCGCTTCATATCACGATCCCATACCGGCCAACGATGCTCTTTTGTAGATTTGATAGACTTGAGATTACCAATGGAAAACTCAATTACAGGTTCATTTTCCCCAGATAAAAAACACTCTGCATTTGCCCAACTCCCGTCAAGGGATTTTACCTGAAATTTCTTATCTTCAAGGCTATCAATAGGGAAAATACCTTCTCGCGTATGCACCAGCGTACCCGCTGGCATACTAGGGTTAGTCGCCATAATTTTTTCGCCATAGCTTAGCGGAGCAAACTCGTTAGCACGATCTAGGAATAGTACACCCGGTTCATTTCGATTATAAGTGCTCTCCATAATCAGATTCCAGAGCCAAGACACCTTCACAGTGTTATGCACTACAACCGGATAACCCTTCTGCTTCCATCCTTTTAGATCACCTGTCCATTCCGCTTTGTACTTTTCAAAAGAAGTGTCAGGGAACTCCAGATTCCACGTATCCTGAGATTCATCACCAGCTTCAACCGCAGTAACTTTTTGCATAAAATCTTCCGTGCAATTCACAGAGATATTGAACTTACTCAATCGACCAGGGGTTTGCTTTGCAGTGATGAATTCGATAATGTCAGGATGCCATACAGACATTACGCCCATCTGAGCACCCTTACGAATCTTTTCCTTGGACTTCTTATTATTGTTCTTCTTGCCAGAGCCAGAAGTAACAATTTCAGAACTTTTATCGAATAGTTCCATAAAGCGAACTGCACCCGGAGACTCTACACCAATACCTGCAATAAAAGAACCTCGTGGACGAATCCAAGAGAAATCCATACCCCAACCACCTTCTGATTTTAGAGTCTTTGCTTGTTCAACAAGAACTTGATAAATACCTTCAAGAGAATCTAGATTGTAATCAGGAATTCCACCAACGTAGCAGTTAGCGAATGTTACACCTTCCCATTCTGTACCAGCATTAGCAGTAATACGCCCACCCGAAACACCCTTGAAATCAGTAAGTAGATCGTAGAATTGTTCTTCCCAATATTTCCGTTTTTCTTCAGTGTTTTCTGCACTAGCGATATGCTTTGCTACTCGACGGAACGTATCATTTACGCTTTCATCTTTATAGTTCTTGTATGTAGTACGCCATACTTCTTCAGAGAAAGAATCTTGGAAGGTAGTTTGATTTTGCTTAGTTAGTTCTTGTGTCATTAGTTTCCTTTGTTGTTAAATTTATTCAATCTCTACTTCTCCACGCATTCTGTAACAATCTACTAACAGACGATTACCGCTTGCTCTGTCTTTAGAGGCTTGTGATGCATATCCCGACTCGATCCAATCTCTATCGGTTCTACTCATGCATACCCAACGCCACGTTGTAATGATATTATTGAAACGATTACGATGTGTGTTCATTTGTTCATCTGCTGGAAAATTAAACACATCAAGCCCGCAGTCATAAAGAATTTGCTTAAAAGTATCTGGGTTTTCATCAATCCATTCTTTCGTTAGCCACGGCATAACCGTTTCTAGTTCCGACAAGCTGATAGCCTCAAAGGCTGCAATATTTAGAGCCATATTTCTCCTTTCAGACAGAGAAAGAACGTAGGACTCAATTGTACCACAGTTCTTTCTCAAAGTCTAGTCTATTTTTAATTTACTTCCATAGCAAACACTTCACTGATTGCTTTACTTATGGCCTCTGCCAGCCAAATATGCTCCAACTGCGTACCGTTCGCACTACGCACTTCAATGTAATGAATAAAACTCCGAATAGTTCCTTGAACATACAACCTAGACTTAGTGTTACCCTCTGGAAGCACAACCCGTGCTTGCTCCTTTGCAATTCCATTACTTACTGCCCAATTGTAGGCTAACTTTGCAGCGTCAATTACAGACTGTTGATAAGCATCCCATGATGCTTGTAAATGCGGATTGTCGGTTACGATGCTAGTCTGTCGGTTCTTTTGATCTTGTAAACGTGCTTGTCGTGTAACAAAACTCAAATCGTTAGTTGGGTCAGCATACCTCTGAGAAAATTCTTGAAATGTAAAACTACGGTGTCGGAGAAGCTGCCGTGCAATATCTCGTGTAGTTTCTACCTCAAGAGTAATACTAGCCATTTCAAAAGGACTGAAGTGCTTATGCTTGAGCAGGTAGTTAATCAGCTTTTCTGAAGTCTCAGTATTGAACTGATTGCTAGGGTTTGAAACTCTGGCGCAAAACGCCACCAAGTCTTTAATGTCTTTGAACTGCTCTTTGAACTCTTCTGCTGGTTGAGTATATCCAACCAAACGAACCTTAGTGTAATTTTCTGTCATCTTACTCCTTATCTATTTACTCAAACTCTTCCACAAGAACCACAAAGCTATCAAAAGGACTCTCTAGATTTTTTAGATGATAACGGTCTACATCAAGCACCTCCACAATCTTGCAATTCTTCCCATAGGCTTTCACTTCATCACCTAGCTTATAGCTCTTCTTCTCAGCAACCTTTGCAATAGCTTGCTTTACTTCTTGGATTTTGTTTTCTTTAGTCTTAGCGTTCATAACTTCGTTATTCTCTTTCATTTAGTTTCCTTTCTTATCAAACCACATCAAAAACAGAGCATTCGTAATCAAATGCGCAAGATGGCTCTTACCTGTTTCTTGGTCAATCTTTTCACCTTGCAGATAAAGGCTAAGATGCCTTGTCAATGCGCTTTGGAATCGTCGTTGAGGTTGATCCAATCGCATCCAATTTGATCCGTCTTCAGCAGGATATTTAAGATCGCCGTATTGTAGCACATCTACAACTTCTTCGATAAACTCCCATAGTGGGAAGATATACCACCACTGACGTTTATCTGAATCGTTTTTGATTCCTGTTGTCATCAGTAAGCCTTCCCATTTTCCTTCATCCGATTTTCAATCTGGTGATCTTCTCGTACTGCGTTATAAGCCAGCTTTTCTTGAACAGCTCCAGCAAGATCAAGATGCAAAGCACCAGCCAAATCCAAGATACGAATCATAGCATCTGCAAGTTCTACTTCAATCATCTTTCGATGCGGTAGTTTGTCGTCCATTAGATTCTTACGTGCCCCTTCCATAGCTTCAGAAATTTCACTATGGATCAGAACTAACTTTTCAGCTACAAGAGCTTTACCAAATCGAGTTCTAATTCTGCACTCTTCTGCTAGGCTTTGCATAGTGTCTAGGTCAGTCCACCATCCTGCGGCTACATTTCCTTGGTGAATCTTTCGTTGCAATGTTTCAATTGCGTACTGTTCGTCCATATCCATTATATTTAATCCTCCTTTTGTTTAAACAACTTCACAATCTTTCGCTAGAACAAAGTTCAAGCACCCGAATTCATCTTGTTCTCTAACCCAAAAACGATCTGACTCAATGCGGACTACTTTGAATGTCTCTTCAATGTGTCTATTGTACCAGAACATTGAGTCACTACAATGAAGAATTTTGATTTTCATGGCTATCTCTTCCAGCGTCCATCCGGGGACAACACCATAGGTTCGATCACTGGTAACGAATCAATAATCAACCCTGTACCAATCAATTGCTTCTTGATGTTTACGTTTGAATAAGCGAAAGCGTAGGACTCACGATCAATCAAGCAACCGCACTGCATACCGAAGTACAGCCCATTCGGATTAGCCCAGAAACGAGCACCAAGATCAGTATGGTAGTGTCCTTGAACAGCACTCATCCCCATTTGTTGCGAAAGTTTAAGAACATCAGAAGCCTTACCATGATGCACATAGCATTGCGTACCATCTGGAAGGTTAAGTGTCAAATCAAAGTGCCATTGCCAATCTTTACCTACACCCAGAACATCATTATAACTCTTAATGTAGTGCTTCGGAATACCGTTTGTCTTAGCTTTACGCCATACAAGGCTACCGTGGTTTGACTCCAGAATATCCATCTTAGGGAAGATTTCTTCCAGTTCTTGGATGAAAGCAATACTTACTTCAAGTTCATGTCCAGCAGAATACAAGTCAGGATCACTCTCATGATAACTCAAACTATGCTTATCCAGTTCATCTCCAAGACAGATAACCCGAGTAGGTTTGTACTTATCCTTCAGATACCGAAGAAAGTCAAACGAATCTGGATGATGATAGGGAATATGCAAGTCCGAGATGAACAAGATTCTGGAATTATCCTCCTTCCGATTTACCTTAGGTTGAACTAACTCAGTACCACTCTCACCAACAACTTTCAGAATCCCGTTGACAGTGCTTTTCTTTGACTCACTTCCAAGCACCAACTTAGCAATCTCTCTAGAAGAAAACCCCAAGTCAGATAGGGCTTTGATCTTTTGTTTAGTTTCGTTTGAATGCTGCAAAAAGATTACTCCTCGTGGTAAAAACTAGTAATGTTCGTCAGTGAGTAATCCTCTCCAGCAAAAGAATGCAAAACTTTATTGACGCCTACACTGCTATCGCTCAAAGTATAACCACTACCACGCAGGAACTTCACGAATTGATCCAGTGCTTCATCCCATCGTAGTGCTTCAAACTCGTGCGTGGTTGTAGTACCTGATTCCTCATCGGAACTTTGAAACTTAAATTTCATACTTTCTTCCTTTCTTCAATCATTGCCTTTATTTGTTTGTAGGTGAACTTGCGAGTCATTAAAGCCGCTTTAAAGATCTTTTTGCGCTCAGTGCTGTTACCCCCTTGACTCTTCCCTAGAGCCTCTAAAACAGCCTTTTTATCACCTTCTGAGAGGGTGTTGAACATTGTCTGAGCTTTCTTCAACCAGCCAGGGTGAACGTATCGAGTATCTTGTTCTTTTTCAAGGTAATCTGCAGCTTGACGTAGGAAATCAGGAAGTGTGCCTTCGTACCAGTAGCTTAAGTAGCGCGTATGAACCCCCTCCAACTTCCCCAAGGCTGCATTGACTTGACGGTGAAGAACTCCACGAACAAATTGACTTTGATGGCAATGATCTAGACACAACTTGTCTGTTGGCAACTCTAGCCCTGTGAGAGCATCCTTACCTTCTTGCTCTTCATAAAGAATCTTACGAACCTTAGCTACATCCGTTGGTGTGTAAAGGTGCTTAGGTTCTTCCTTGACTTCTTTATGCATCTTTTGATGCGTTCCACAAGCATTGCAAGTGCAGTAACCTTGCAGATCATCCATTAGACTCTTAACTGACCAGCTTGTTGATTGGCATCTTACGCATTCAAACATTAAACCACTCCGGTTCAGGCATCCTATCAGAAAACTTATATTCATTTACATCTTCATCTAGAACATCAAATTCTTCGTAATCAGGCCAGTACTCTGCAATTTGCTCCTCAGAGTCCGCATACGCAATGATAATTGCCTCGGCGTATTCATTGTACCCTGTACACCACCAAGGGTGTTTTGGAGGGAAAACTACTGGACGGTAATCTCTTCCGTCTGTTGTGAAACGTACTCTAATCATTCTTCTTCACCATAAAGAACTTCCCTCCAGTTTTCAATTTGTTCGTCCGTCATCTCAACATGCTCAACGTACTCAGCAATACCTTGATAGTTTTTAAAGAACTCCACAAACCAATGACCCCTTGGATACTCGTGCCCTTCGTGAATTACTTCTCCATTTAGAATGACCACGCACCAATCGCCAGAGGCAATGTTGTTGTCAATGAAAGTCATTCTGCTGCTCATACGGCGCCCTCATACCCAACAACTTCCTCGCCTCTAAAATAATACACCGATACTTTGTCATTAAAAGTAAATGCTTCATATCCAGAAATACCTACTGTATCGAAGTCTCCATAACCAATACAAGACCCCCATTTTGAATCAAACTCATAAGCTGCTTGCACAGCATCACGAAGTTCTTGTGAGTTGATTTTAATCATACAACTGGCCTCCCATATTGATCCACTTCACGAATACCAATTCCTACAGGTTTTTGTAAAACACCATCATCGGAAAAATCTTCAAATTCCACTTCAATAACTTTACCAATTAATTCTTGAGCATTATTGTACTCCCGGTAATTCTTATCTCCTGCGTCTACCCGCATCTGACATCGAAAGTCCACACCTTCAAATGTCTTGCAGTTTAACACACCCCATAGATTCTTATCAATATCTACAGACTGTACAGTTGCTTCTGCAGTCTGACGTTTCTTACGTTTCAGAAGATTGTAGCTACGTTTACCAAACTCATACAACCCCGAGTAGTTGCGATAAACAACCCCTTCGTAACCTTCGCCTGTTACTTCTTGAAAATAATTATCTGCATCTTCGGGGATGTTGATTTGTTTACCTACTACGATAACCATCCAATCTGGTTTATTTACAGCAAGCGATTTCAATACACGATTACGCAAACCGTACTGTTGATCTGTAGGCACATCATACACCCAATACTGCAATTTATGAGTATCCTCGTTCGGCTTACGGAATGCGCTAATAATCTTTTGTAGAGATAGTCCATCTTTGTTCTTCAACCCAGCATAGACTTCACCATCAAGTCCTCCAGTAGAAATGGCAAGTTCCTTAACACCGACCCAATGCTTAGGCAGTTCAAGCGGTTCACCTTGCTTACTCCAAGCATTGCCTTCTGCGTCAATCATAAGGCGCATTCCGTCGAGTTTTACTCCTGCGTTACAAGGATAGACCAACTTGTGAGAATGGTCATTAAAGGCATGACACTTCATTGGTGCAAACTCTTGAAAGTTCAGTGCATCATCCTTATCAGCAAAATACCCTGACTTCAATTGCTTGACGTATTTTGCCTCTGCTTCTAGGATAGCTTGTTGCTCAGGTGTTGTTTCGTTAGCTTTACCGCAGTTCTTACCCTCCGCAGTGTATCGCTTCTCTTGAATCTTTCCAAGTAAAAGCCCGTGACGAACTACTACATCTTTACCATCTGTAAATATGCTCCAAATTCTCAAATTCCCTTTACTGTCTTTTCCGTATAAACTGCGCATTAACTATTTCTCCTTTCTTAATTCCTGAACTTCCTTATCAAGTTCTTCAATCTTTTGAACTGCACGACTTAACAGACTAGGCCACATATTGATTTCAGGAGGTTTATCGTGGTAGTAACCTAAAATCTTTTCGTAGATATGCACTTTGTGATTTAGTTCGTCAATTAGTTCTTGTGTGTCTGAGTTCATAGGGTTAGTCCGTATTGATCTAGAAGTTCTCTGTAATCCAACTTATCAGAATTACTACGCTTCATTCTGCAGCACTTGTAATACATGTCAAGCATTGATTTCCAATCTGCTTCTTGGTACTTTCCATGGCAATCTACATACTCAAATGAATCAGGGTAGAACACTTGAAACTGCTTGATTACAGCTAGAAGAATCTCCTGCTCTGTCTTGCAATCTTTGAGTACATCAAACCCTGACTTTGCACCGAACTTCACTTTGCTCAAGTCATAAGCGCAGTAATTATCGGAACTGTCTCCTACGATCCACTGATATGCTAGGAATTTCAGTCCGTCGCCTTTTACAGTGCCTTTATTATATACCAAGTTTCCGACTTCTGGAACTACTTTTTCACTGAAACCCATTTCATCTTCAAGCAACAGTGTAATACCGTTAAAGGAATCTTGATCCTTCTCATAGCGATACATGATTGGTTTGTCGCCGCTTCGCAGAGCATCGTAAGCAGCAATGCAGCAGGCATCATCTACCTCAAAACCCACAGCTTCGGAACCCTTGTACTTGTTTCGAATGAACTCCTTGGCTTTACTTAGATGCACAGGGCGAATATTTGACGTTCTGTTTCCCTTATAGGGTTTTGGTAGAGGCAGATCGTATCTGAAGTTGAACTGTTCACCTGCATAAATAATCAACTTATCCGGCTCTACGTAATCAGTAATACGTTTGATATGGTTCTTGATAGTACTTAGAACATATTCTAGAGGCTCTGATTCTTGCACATCAGTTACTTCATAATCTGCAGTAATTTCCTTACCTCGTTCAAGCATGGACTTTTTGAATTCTGTTCTGTGCTTGAATACTTTGGACTTTCCCGTAGGTTTGTGTAGAACATCAATAGATCGTTCCTCTGCCGCACTCGCACAACGATATGCAATACTGTCCCCATCTAGGATTAGTATTTTCTTCAATAGTCTCTCCTTTCATTCAGTTAGATAAACTTCACAAGATTCACTACAACCTGAGTTTTCATCCATGTTCAGTAGCGTTCTTTCTGGTTGATCTTTATTTTCTTCCCACATTTCGTATAGGCGATTTGCTGAAGTGTGTCCCCTGAAAAATACTCTTTTATACCCTTCCTCCTTATTCGTTCCATTTGTAGCATATAAGGATTCCATGTTCTTATGAAAATCAAGAACAGATTTATCTCTGTCTAGTTGTTTGAAAATCTTCTTGAAAGACTTCTTAAAGCAACCCTTACAATTACCATCCCACTCTTCAATTCCAAGGTCAAATTCTTGTTCGCTCCACCAATCAAGTACGTCTTGCTTGTCCGTTGGGATCATACCAATTAACGGATAAATGATGTTTACATTCTCAGCATCCTTTCTGACTCGTCTGGTTTCGTCGCAACGAATACCAATTGCTGTAGGAATAGTGTTTACTGGATAACCTATACCCTTCATGTAGGAGTTCATTGGGGCTAGTTTAAGTTCCCTAGTGCAGTGTAGGAAACTAGGATTAGGAATCCCGTATTTCTTAATTACTTCCTCAAAAGGTTCTCCATTTCTGCTTGCACTTTCATATGTCACGACTTTAAATTGAGTTCCCTTGCGCTCTCCATGCTTTACGTCTGCTTCTAGCCAAACAGTATTAAACCCAAAATACTTGTCACAGTTGTTTACAAAATCCAAGGTGCGCTCATCTTCTAAGCCTGTGTTAGCAAAAGTTACAATAAAGTCATATTCATCGCTCTTGTTGTCAATCAGCCATTTTGTCATGAATCCAGAGGTTCTCCCTCCAGAGAAACTTATCTGCATTACTTTCTTAGACATATTACCCTTTCATTGAAAGGCCCTTCGGGGCCTTCCTTCCGCTATTCCGTACTTCGTCTACAAACTCAGAGAAAATTTCATTCTTCTCCAGAATCTCGTCGACCTTGCTTTCTGACATTGCTTTTGCGACCTTGGCAAGCATACCTGCATCATAACCTGCTTCCTTAGCATCCTCCTTGAGTTGCTTTAGGTTATCGTTGATACTTTGCAGTTCATAGATATTGCAGTTTACCTTTATAGTCATTATAAGCATGGCATTTGATAGGAGCAAATTCTTCAAAAGCAAGTGCATCATCCTTATCAGGAAAATACCCAAACTTCAACTGCTTAACGTACTTCGCTTCTGCTTCAAGAATAGCTTGTTCTGCTGGAGAAGTTTCGTTAGCCTTTCCAAGATTCTTACCTTCAGCAGTATAGCGTTTTTCTTGAATCTTTCCCATATACTGTCCATGCTTAACCACAACGTCTGCACCTTCGGTATAGATGCTCCAAACTCGGAGATTTCCTTTTGAGTCCTTGCTATAAAGTGTTTTCATAGTTCCTTTCGTTAATCCAGCACAACACCATATCGTTTATAAAAATCATACGCAATCAAGGGATCATCTTTAGTCTCTTTCATTCTGCAACAAGCGTGGTAAAGATTAAGCATGTGCTTCCAGTCGCTTTGAATCTTCTTACCATCCCATGCGGTGTAATCGAAGGGGTTAGGATACCACTCCCTGAACTTACTGACAACAACTTCTAGAACTTCTTTTTCTGTCTTACATGGTTCAAGTAGTTTCAATGCTGACTTCTCTCCGAACTTTACTCCGCATAGTTCCGTAGGCTTAAATCCATCAATTGTATCACCAATTAGTTGCTGCAAAGCATACTGCTTCATACCAAGTGCTCTTACCTTACCTTTTTCATCCTCCCAGATACTTCCAAGATCAGGAATTATGATAACTCCTTCTTCTGGTTTGTCTGGATTGAATAAAGACAATCCTGAGTATGCTTTACTGTCTTTGTCTCCGGTAACTATGACAGGAATATCTCCTCGCTTCAGAATCTCATAACCCATCCACACCTGCATGTCATCAGGTTCTTCATTCTGTGTAACTACAGCATTGTATTTCTTCCATGCAAATGTTTGTAATTGCTTTAGAAGTAGGGGTCTTAGTGCTGTACGATTAGATTTGTACTTTGTTGGAAGTGGTAGATCATTTCTAAAATTGGTCTTACCACTCATCATATACACAACTTCATCACACCAGAACGAATCAAGAATGAACTTGATGTGGTTATTTAAGATGTGAAAAGCATGTTCTACAGGTTCAGCTTCTTGTGTGTCTTCAATTTCATATTCACTTAGTTTATCAATCTTGTCTTTGCTTTTTAGCAAATCCTTAAACTCCGTGCGTGTACTAAAGGACTTCTTAATTCCTGTAGGAGAGTGAGTAACAATAATCCCTCTCTCCTCAGCTGCTGCAGCAGCTTTATACACTGGAGTGTCAAGGTCTATAAGCGCAATTACTTTACTCAATACTCTCTCCTTCCAATATGCTCTAAGATTCTCCTACATCCTACATTAAAATAATTCTCATCTTTTTCAATCAGAATGTATTTTCGATTTGTGTTTTCACAAGCAATACCCACCGTACCCGAGCCAGAGCAATTGTCTAACACAGTAGCACCCTCTTCACTGTATGTTTTAATCAGGTATTCCATTAACTCTACAGGCTTCTGTGTAGGATGTACTTGATCTTGCCTTCTCCATTTTTGTTGGAAAAACTGTACCGTGCTTGGATATCTGAAACCTGTATTTACTGTCTCAGAGTTAGACACTACGCCTAGTTTGTGATTGTTTGGTTTATCTCCATTGTTTGCTTTTCTGGTGCGTTTATAGGGTTCACCTTCCTGCATTTGAGGGAAATAATTTATCCTACCCTTCCCGAAAACAGAAATAGTTTCGTGCTTTTGCTGTGGTCTATATTTAGAAGTAAATGCACTACCGCATTTAGACTTTTCCCAAATCCAATCGTATTTAAACCATGATAAGTTCGACAAACGCAAATGGCTACTAAACGGCTCTGTTCCGAAGAGTAATATCGCACAATTAGGTTTTATCAGTCTTTTGTACTCTTGCCACAGGCTTTCAAAAGGAATAATCAAATCCCACGAACACGAAGTCGTACCGTAAGGTAAGTCGCAAAGAATCAGATCAACAGATTGGTCTGGAAGTTCTCTCATTACTTCAAGGCAATCGCCGTTATATAACACTCCATTTCCGATCTTTAGCATAAATCCTTTCTAGAAAGACCCCGAAGGGTCAGTCTTTAATACTTGAAAGCTGCAATTCTTTCTGCAAGAATTTCGCTGTAGTCTTTCATAATTTCTTCTTGGCAAACCAGCCTTGCAATCTCTTCTTCATCTCCTACGATTTTTGTAAAACTAGGGGATGAGATAAAGGTAGACAGCTTGGTTAGCTTTTCATCTAGTTCAATTTTCTCTTGAACTACTCTTTGTTGGTGAGGGGATAGTTCTGTCATTTAGCTATTCCGTACTTCGTCCACCAAAGCAGCAAACTCTTCATTCTTATCAAGAACATCGTCTACCTTCATATCTGCACGAAGTTTAGCAACCTTAGCCATCAATGCAGCGGGCATCCCTCGTTCCTTAGCCTCTTCTTTGATAGCATCGATGTCTTCTGTAATCGAACTGATTTCTGTGTATAGCTTTTGCATAGCCTCAACCAATTCAACCTTAGTACGCTTCTTAACTTCTTGATTATTTTCCATATTAATTACTCCTTTAAATTACTTCTGCTTCAAACTATGAATCGTCATGCTCAAACCACCGAAAGTTGTAAAATTCAACCACATGACGCTTAGATAAGTCCACACTGTATAAGCGATGTTCAACCCAAATAATGTATTGAGACTAAAAATCGTTAGTAGAGGCCCTGCACCAATTACTACTAGAAGTGCTACTACAACTAGAACAAGCATTAGAACTTCAATTTTATTTTGCATATTTACTCCTTTACTGCTACCCATTCTTCAGTTTCGATTACCTTCTTGACTTTTTGTACTTCTGTAAGTTCTGTATCTGGGAAATCAAAATCATAGTCACTGAAGTAACTCCCTGAACGTTGCACACAGAACGTGTAGAACTTTCCAGATTCACTGTGCTATACTACAGGATAGCAATATTGGTACTTTCCTTGATCATCCCACTTATCAGCTTCTACCATATCGTAATTAGGATTATCTTCTTGCCAGATATCCCTCATTTCTTGAGATGTTAGTTTAATGATTTGCATATCAACGTCCCTTCACAACTTGAATAATGACCTTACGGACATGAGCATCTACAGTGCCGTTCTTGCTCTTGAGTCGTCGGATATAACGCGCAGCAGCACGAGTAGTACAGACGCTAGGATCAATCTTACCGTTTACTTCTACAGTCCATGCTGTGATAGGTTTCTGGTTGTTTTGCTTTTGCATATTACTTACCTCCTCGTTGGTTATTGTTCATCTTCTTAACAGCCTCTACAGCGTCCTTGCGCAAGTAGAACACTTGAGTGTTTTCATAGGTTTCAGTGTCGAATGAAACCCAGAAAGAATTTACAAACTTTACCTTGTACTTTTCCATTTGATTTCTCCTTTACAAAATATTACTTACTCTAAGACCCTTAGTCCTCGGTACTCGATTTGAACGAGTATAGGCGAATTTAGAAGATTCGTTCATTGTCCAGTTATGATAACCGAGGTTTAAAGGCCCTAGAGCCTTGTTTAAGCCCTTCAAAGCAATCTAGGTAGGCAAGGGTATTACCTAGCCTAGAGAACGCATTTAAGGGGGCTTTAAATGGTCTTAAAAAGGGTCTGAACTTGAATCTTCTTCTTCGTCAACCGGAGGCTTCTTACCCTTCGGTGCGGCAGAAGTCTTAGCCTTAGCGGGTACCTTGACCGATCCACCATTACCATCATCTGCAGAATCAAACTCGGAGCCACTTTCATACCCTGAACCTTCTGGCTTCACATATTCAATCAGGGTATCAACCTTGACATTCTTCAGACGTGCGACTGGACCCATTTTAGCATCGTAATGATCAACGGAGATTTGACCTTCGGAACCATTGGCTACTAGTACAGAACTTGTGATTTCAACCAAAGTCTTACCCTTCTGTTGGAAAACCTTTGGCGTGTACTGCGGAGGAACAGGATTACCGTTAGCAAGCTTTGTATTCTTGCGGAGAGTAATAATGTACTGCTTACGCTGATCCGGGAATGGTGCAGCAACCTTGTAGATTTCTTCAAATTCTGAAGTCTTTACTTCCTTTGCCTTTTGCTTAGGATAAGCATCGTTCCATTCGTCTGCATCATCTTCCGATACAACGATGCTTGCCTTCCACTCAGTACCCTTCTCTGCATCAAAGCAAGGCTTTGGAGTATCGAGTTGAACGTAAACAAGAGTACCTGTTAGTTTTGAAATTGACATATGTATTTTCCCTTTCTTGTGTGTTGGAAATGTGTTAACAAATTGTGATTTTAGGGAAGATCACGAACTTCTTTTCCGATTGGAAATCTTGATGCAACAGGACGGACTTGAACCATCGGCTTGGTTTTCCCTCTAGCAATTTGGTTCTTCACCATGAAGAGGTTCCTGCAAAGCACGCATCCCTGCGGGATTTGTTTTCTCTACCAACTGAGCTACTGTTGCTGAACCTGAATTATACACGACAATTCTAGTCTGTGCAATACTTTCTTTTGAGTTGTAGTTTAATTACAACAATTCATCTGGAATCTCTGGCTTACTAACATGCTCCCACCACTCAGAACCATCGTACTCTTTACGAATACTCCAAGTGCCATCAGCATACCAAATTGTACCAAGGAGTTCTTGACCGCCATATCCACTGTCATAAATATAGTTCAATTGACTGAGGAAATTCAAGTAGTCAAGTTCAGTGTAATCCTTCTTGAGAAGGAATGTTTGAAAGTCCTTCCATTCATACTCTCCAGTTGCAATTCTAGCACACAAAACCTTTCGATTCCCGATATGCTCAATAAATTCTTTTTTTGCGTTTGCTGCTGACATACTTATTTTCCTTCAAATAGTTTAGACGTAAACCCATCAAGAATAAAAATTCTCTCTGGCATAGACAGCGTAGAAGTCTTGTTATCAACCTTGTCTTTCTGTTCTTGAGTCATCTCTTCAAAATAAGAATCCCCTCCAGGAACATATACAAACTTGCAATACCTCCGAGGAACGCTTTTACCGTCTTTAAGGGTAATGTTCCAACTTGTGCCGTAAGATTCGGTGATTTTACATGCTTTAATCTTATCATCGAGTAATTCTCGGACTTGATATACAGCAAGATTTGCTGAACGCCCTACTGTCAAAGCATAACAAATGTAATGTCCAACTTGTAATTCTCTTCCTAGTAAATCTTTCATACCTTCTCCATGTAATTCATAGTCTGCCAAAACATAGGCGCAGCCATATCCATAAAAGTGTCTTTTGCAAGATCGCTCTTACGAAGTTCCTCTTCTAGATAAAACCACTGCACTTGTGCATGATAGGTATCCCCGGCAATCTCCTTCCCAAGTTCTTCAAAGAACTCTGCTTGCTCTTCGCTGGCCATATTCCAGAAAGCACTTGCTAGGACTTTAGGGGTAAGTTCAATTTCTGCTGTGAATTCCATTAGTGTTTTCCTCCCATCATATCAAACCAGTTCTTAACTCCACGTACCCGCCAGTACAACTCAATAGCCTTCTTAGGACGTTTAAGCCAACGCTCAAAGCGTCTATAGCCTTTCTTTGGATCAGGGATACAACCGGGCGTAACTCCGAAAGTACGTTTGAGTTTCATTCTATCACGAATACTAATCTTTGAGTGAACTTTCTGGTAGTATCTCCAAGAGACTGCTGGTAGCATTACTATTCCTTCGGTTTCCACAGTTTAGCAAATTTCAGCACGTTTGGTACATCTTCGTCAACTACAAGAACTGCGCAAGAATGTTCTCCGTTTAGTGTAGTGTTTTCATAAAACAAACCTGCATTTGGTAGTGTAGAAATTTTATCGAATTCTTTTCTACTTACTCGGACTACGCATTTCTTGAAAGAATTGTAGCACCAATTTTCATATAATTTTTCATAAGTGGTTACTGAATTTTTACCGTAAAAGTAATTCAAATGATATCCAAGTACAGCGTGAGCTACAAGTGTAGGCGTGATATAGTCAGGAACTTCATCCAGAACTGCAATGTACATCTTCGTCATTTCATTCACCCTCTTCTCCTTCTGTAAATAATTTATCAATCGAATTCTCCCAACAAACCAAGGCTAACTTCATCAGATCGCTCCTTGGGATGTAGATACGTTGGATTTCTGTTCCGTTGGATGATAGTTTGATTATACAGGAGAATTGTTCATCGTACAAGTAGTGGAAGTGTGTTTGCATTAGTGACATTGCCCCCAAGTCAAACCTGGAATCCACTCAAAACCTAAGTCTACTTTAAGCTTCAGCTCTTTGCAAGCATCTTTGATAGCTTCTGCAATGCATTCAACAGGTTGTGTTTTATATCCAACATAAGGCCCCTTAGTTCCATGCCCGATTGCACTACAACCTTCCTCAAGGGCAGCTTTAGCTTCTTCTTCAGTCTTGAAAGTTTTAATTTTCAAAAGCGAAGGGTGCGTAGCCATTTGTACCTCATCGTGCATTTCTATCATAAGCCATACCTTGATAGCATTTTTACTATCAACAAATGGATCACCAAGTAGTCCAAGGTCTTCCAGCCGTCTAGCAAGATTCACAGTAGTCCACTTAGCAGCAATGGCACCTCCTGACTGAAATAGAACGTTAATCAAACTGTGCTTGCTCCGTGTAAACAACAAACGACCATCCAAACCGGGAATGTAAGTTTTACCGTGCGACTCCCAGTACTTTTCTACACGTTGCTTTAGTTCCTTCAGTGCAGGTACGGCTTCCCAATATTCATTAAACAAACGCTTTCCTTCTGCTTCAGATACCCCAACCATCTTAGAGAGCTTCTTAGGTTGCGCTCCGTAAATAGCTGCGTATGAAAAACTCTTTGCTGCACTTCGATCAATACCTAGTTTACGGGCATTGATGGAGTGAATGTCATTAGGCTTCTCTGCAATCAAAGCTTCAGCTAGTGCTTCTCCGTCGGTGTAAGGAATTACGTGATGACCCATGATACGCGCCTCGAGGCTACTGAAATCGAAGCCTAGTTGCCAAAGACCTTTCCCTGAGCCAAACAGATTACGCATTTGCTCTCCGTACAGCGAAGTTACACGAGCAATATTGCACACAATTTTGTGCCTGTAACGCCCAGTATTGGCCCCAAGAGTATCCGCTGGTGTAGGCACCCTACCGTCTTCCCGTACAGCACTCAAGAAGCCCGTTTCTGGTTCTCCATCCTCATCCAGAACACCTCCAGCAATGGAATTCTTTCTGTGCCTATACGTGTAGTAGTGAACCACATCCTTAACAAACTCAGCCTTCTCGCCCATCAAGATAAGATTAGGGCAGATTTCCTTTTCAACCCCAACTGACAACTTAGGTGTAGTCGGAACATAAATAGGTTTACTGCCATCAATCTTGTTCATCAAGAAGTCCTTCAGTTTGTGCATCTGAACTCCAAGGTGCTCTAGACGAAGTTCTTTGAACAAAGATGCTTCGGTTTGCTTGACGTAGCGTGTAATAGCCTCCTCGATTTGCATTCGATTCTTAACTGTCTTATCGGTGTTCTTTACCAAATCTCGTTCTTTTACCTCAGTTGGCCTCCAACCCAGACTCAGCAAATAGCCCTTCACAACATCAATATCTTCAATAGTTGCTTTGGTTGTATTCTTCAATGGTTCTTCCGTCAGAACAGAAAATTCCTTACCTTCAAACAAAATAGTCTGAAAATCCTCTGTTAGTTTTGCATTGTGCTTTTCCAAGAACTTCTGCATATGTGAAGAGACTTCCCCATTCTTTTTAAAGCGTACCTTAGGCGGGATATATGAGGAGTACTCCGTCTTTGGCATTTGCTTTTCAGGAAGAAGAGGATCAACTTTTACAGCAATGTTTTGCATCAGTTTAGTAAGTTCTTCAATGTTCTTTTGAGCAAGTTGTACATCAAAATCCATACCAAACAGTTCGCGCTTCAAAGCCAAGTCAGCAAGTTTGACTTCCATCAAATAAGGCTTTGACCAATTATGATCACCTTGCTCTTCAAGAAGTTTCTTATAAATGGACAAGTTAACTGCGGTGTCTTGAATGCAGTATTCCAGCATCTCTGGACTGAACCTGTGCCATTCATTGAAGTCGCCTTTATGATTGCCAAGGCGTTTACCCCAAGCATCCAACGAATGCCCTCCAAAACGATCAGCGTTCAAGAGTTTAGACCAAAGCAATGTATCTGTAAACTTACAAGGCTTCCCGAACAATAGTGAATCTTCTCCAGGATAACCTATACGATATTCCCATAGGCCATAAAGTTGTAGAACTGGTGCATCATAGTTGATAATGTTGTGCCCAATGATTTCAGTTGCTTCGCTCAAAGCTTCTTGCACCTTAGATTTAGTCAAGTCTTTACCGTGCAAGGAAACAACTTCATTTGTTTCTGCATTACGAATTACGATACACCATACATTGAAATCATCCTTCAGCTTGAACGGCATTTCTGTGTAGTCCAAAGCAGGACCGAGCAGATTAGACGCCTCAATGTCTACAATAAACTTCATTTTACTCCTTTTGTTTGTGTCTTTCGCCGTATTCAGTAGATTCTTCTAGCAGTTGCATCCGCTTAATACAAGCTTGTTTCCAAGCCTCCATTATACCTAACTTCGTTACAGAAAACAAGTAGCATTGTCTATTCTTAGTTCCAAGTCGGGCCTGGGCAAACAAGTAACCGTCAGTTTCTAGCCAAGTTACTCCTGATTTTAAAGACTGTTTGTATTTGCCTTTATTTTTATTATTTATCTCTATTGTAACCAATCTTAGATTATTTATCTTGTTGTTATATCTATTACCGTCAATGTGATCAATTACCAAATTCTTATCAATCTCTCCGAAGATAAGAGAGTAGACAATTCTATGAGTGTACCATCTGGAACCCGCTGCATCAACCCTATAGCCCTTCTCTGTAACATGCCCTACAGGTTTGCCACTTTTTATAGAAACTATGCCGGTAGGACTTTCTTCCGAGTAACGAAAAAGTTTAGACCAATCTATTAAATTATAATCTTTTGTTTTTGCCATTAAAATTCTGTTCCTTCTTGATCTAAAATAACTTCCCATGTTTCTTGATCCAACGTAAACACATCAGCAATACCAAGAGAATCTCCAAAACGTGTTTTCAGCACCTTAATTCTAACGCGACCGCGAGAAAAATCAGGAAGAATCTCTGGTTCAATACCAAGAATGTTCCAACTACATTGTTCCAGCGCGGCGCTACCTCGTGCGGACTCTTTACGAACATTAACCCAAAATGGTTTATCTTCTTGACCTTTTTGAGGAAGGAATTGTGCAGAATCACTCCGGTTAATGTGGCATACTACAATCAAATGCACTGCATTAGCAGCACAAAAGCTTGCAAGCGCAGTCATAACCATATCAAGTTCTTTACGCTCGTTTTCACTTTCGTTGCCGGATACTACCATTGAAAGATGGTCTAGCAGGATGTACTTACAACCCTTAACCAGAACCATATTTTTAACCTTAGCCATTAGGGTATCAATAGGCATACTGCCAAAGTGATCCAGCATGACCAGCTTTTCATTATTTACAATTGAATCGTAGACTTCTTTGATAGCCTCCTTAGAAGCCACAGATAAAGGATTACGTTTGAACTTGAGGTAATTAACCTTCAATTCTGCCGCAATCAAACGCTGGAAGGTATCTTTGTTCCCTTCTTCAAGAAAGATCATGCCGATTTTGTGACCATCTTTCATAAACCTGTCGGCCAAAATAGAACAGACTGTACTCTTACCTACGCCAGAGGGAGCAAGAATCATTGTCAATTCTTTTTCCCGGAAGCCGTACAAACGTTCCATTAGTTTTGGGAAACAATCAATCATAACTCCTTTTGGCTGAGGTTCGATAATTGTTTCAAAAGAAATCTCCGAAGCATCTACAACCTTCTCTGTGCTGAAAGGTTTCTTCCCAAACTGCACCAACTTAGCAAGCTCACTTGACTTACCCGCTTGTAGATAATCAGACGCATCTTTAAAGCCCATTTCAGCCGTGATGGACATGATAGACATGCCTGAGTCAATTAAGGCTGCTGCGACAGCTTCGCGGGCCTCGTGCCCCTTCATTACACCTTTCTTCGCCTCTGCTGGGGTGCAGTGATCGTCATCAAAAAATGTAGTCAGGGCATCGTGGGATGTTACGTAAGCTTCATTGTGAAGAATAGCTTCTACTGCATTCTTAGTTCCCAGGGGAATAGAAACCACCTGTGGCTCCATGCCCTCGTACTTAGTCCCTTTGACATTATCCACCAACGCCTGAAAAGTACTCAGGCAATCCCAGCCGCCTTCGGTACATACAAGGTTTGCACGCTTGCGATTGATACTCTCGGCTACGTCTTGACCAAACAGCTTATTTCCGATAGATACACTACCTACAGCAAGCCAGTGCCCGTCTTCGTCCTTGCCTTTCGTAATGTCTTGTTTCATGAAGCCAGTCAGAACACCCTTCTGGTTATATGAAGGGAAATAGTAAGCCTCAACTGTCTTTCCATCTTTTTCTGACAGTGCAGCCCGAACTCCATAGCGTTCACAAATTTCTTTACGAATTCCACGGTCTTTTGCGTTCACAAATGGATACGTCAGAACTTCTTTTACTGTTTCTTTAGGTGTAGTCTTTTGCACTGCACTCCTTTCGTTAATCTTTTGCCAATATCCCATTCAACCCTCCTCAATCAGTAAACGTGAGGTGTGACATAAACACTCAAATCAATGTCATCACTGACAAGAACCTCTGGAATTTCATCATCAATCTGAGAAATCTCATATCCTAGATCATAATGACCCTTCTTCCAAGCCGTAATCTCCACCCCAACAATCCACTCATCCCGAGGAGCATCATAATAAGGACTTGCATAATCCAAATCTCCTATGTCAAGCATTTCATCGACTTCATCTAGAATCTCTTCAGGAAGTTCAGAGTAAGGCAATCCATAGATGAGTTTCGCGCTAATATCAATTCCCATAATTAATTCTCCGAGATATGTGAAAACTTACCGTTTGGAGTAAAAGCAAGGGCAGTTGTATACATTGTACCCAGTGACAACATATCAACGTAACTTACACTTTCGTAGTCTGCTTGACTAAACTCAACCCCGAACTCAATCAAGAGATTCTTGAGTTTATCAATATCTTTGATTTCTGTGTCATTCATATTTACTCTCTTTCCCTTCCAAAATCGCCTTATAAGCGTAATACAAATATTCAAGTTCGGGATAATCCAAGTTAAATACCTTATCAGATTGCGTTGAAAGATAACTCTTGCTTCTAACGTAATAGCCATTACCGTTATTTTCTAGAACAAGCAAGTCTTTTACTCCATTGCAATATCCAGAAACAGCTTTTACTTTGATCTTATTCTTTTTAATTTTTACTTTGATTGCATCACCATCGTCTAGTTGATAAATCATTATTTACTCCTTTTCATGCACTTCAGGACTCGTTGAACTTCTCATAGTAAGGCTTCTCCAAGAACAACCACAAGCACTCAAACTGCTGCTCAATTTCAACAATTGTGCTGTCTTGATTCAGGATAAAAGTTACGTTTATAGTTATCTCAGGGTCGCGTCTAAACTGCACTTCTGGTTGAAAACTCACAGAAGGCAAAGCACTATTCCTGCTGTAGTAGTCATGCTTTGAATGCTCGTACACCCAAATGTCAATGAAATACTTCTTACCTTCTGAATCATCGAAGCGTTTTTGCAAGAGGAAGTCTGCACTCTTGTATTGGTAATTGTCGTATCGCTTGTAACCAGCGTCAAGCCAGTCTTGAATTGTTAGCATAGTGTACTCCTTTGGTTAAAACCCTATTCTACTCCAAATCTTCCTGCGTGACAACCTTCTTTACAACATTTTGTACCTTCCAGTAAGGAAGTTTCACATGCTTCTCTGCCCACTGCTGAATCACTTCCTGAAGTTCTTCCTTAGCTTCCTTTGAAACACTGTAGAAATCACAATCAGCAATTTCGCCTATGTCTTCATAAACCCGCTCATCAAACTGTTCAAGCATTGAATCAATCCCGTGAATGTTAATGTAGTCGCTAATTCTTACATCAACCTTATCCCCTTCAAAATACTCAGTGCCAACCCCGAGTTCTTCTTGTTCAAGTTCATCAATTAGATCGTACCAATCATAAAAGAAATCCTCTTCATTAAGACTCCAGCATTTCTCATTCATTTGAGTTCTCCTTCCGAAACAGTTGCTCATTCCTAAACACCTCCAAGATGTACTCAGGAAGATGTGTTTGAGTTTCACATATTGCAATTAAATGCTCACACGATAAATCCTTTAGCAGTGTATAAACCCCTTCGGGTTGTGAGAAGTTCTTTCCATAGGACTTCCAAATAAAGACTTCCCTGATCTTCTCGTGAGGGTCGTCAGTATATAGAGTCAAATCTTCTGCTGGTACAGTATTGACAGAACAGCGAATATAATCTAGCCCGCCATCTAGAATATACCATTCCTTAGACACAGCATCAAAGTGCTCACAGTAATCATGTCGGTGACTGGAATGCAAAATTGTACCGTCAGGTGTTCTCCATGCGGAGTAGATTATCTGTCGTTCAGTCATGGACAACCTGAAGAATCATGTTAATCGCCTGCACAAACTGATGCTGCTCTACAGGATGCAACTCATGCCATTTTCGCTTTACTCCAAACTTACTTGCAATAGCTGCATAGAATTGTTCAACTTCGCTCATAATCCAAATACCCTTCTTCAACAAGAACTTCTTCAAGAGTCATAGAGCCATCAGCGTAACGATACGACTCTATGACTGTCTCCAACAAAGCCTCCACAAAGAACTCAATTTCCTTAGCTCCTTGTTCAGCTTCCAATGAAGTTACATGCGTACCGCAGTCATTCCAAATTTGCTGTACCTTCGGAGGGAATTTTGGTTTGATTTCAGTTAGATAAATATCCCCTGCAAACATTACTTTTTCCATAATCAGTACCCTTCAAATTCTGGAAGTTCGGAGAACTCCTTTACTGTCATTACTTTAGTAGTAAGAGTGTAATCGGAATCATCTTCTGTGTCAAGCATAACTTCCAAAGTGTCTTTCATCTCTCTGAGAGTCATGTAGCATGTAGATCCACATAAACTCAGTGCAAAAACACAAATCGTATCTTCACTCATCATTCTTCCTTTCTAGAAAATTCCTCTTAATCTCTTCCTGAAACGCAGGACTTACACTAGCCTTCATAGTCATCCCAGCAGGGACTTCATAATCCTTTCCCGTAAGCCCAGAATGCATCACCCTTGGCTTGCTATACTTCGGAGAGAATGACATAAAGCCTGTAAGGATAACCTGCTTATCTTCAAGCATCAGTTCTCGGATTGTACGTTGGAAAATATCCAAGAAATCTTGACATTCGTAGATAGTGTACATCTTATCACAGTTTAGCGACATAACTTTTGCTAGGTCTTTACTGTAGAGTTTATCAGTCATTTATTTGTACCCTTAACATTGTAAAGATAAGAACTTGATCCGTCCATGCAAACAACCCTCTCGTCGCCATCGGCAAAGACAATAATGCTAGCAATATTGTCCAGAGACTTACAGAAAACAACTGCTCTGTGCAAATCGAAACTATCTGTACGTTGCCAGCAAGCACTTAGACTAACACAAGCCAAGAATGCAATAATAAATTTAGTCACTTTTACTCCTTGTTCAGTGGGTTACGATGAGAATTTTCTCCGCCTGCCTGAAAAGATGCTTCGAACTCTTCAATCAAACTGTACAAAGCGTCCATATCAAGATCATTGACTTGAACATCCTCTGTGTGCCAGCAAGTCGAGCAGTACCCTCCTTGGTGCTGATAAGTCTCAGTAGGTGCAAAGTCCTTTTTACGACTTTTAAGAAATTCAACTAGTTTACTCATTTCAACTCCTCATCAAGAACTTCCCACGATGCAATGTTATCGTTTGAATTGAGTGTATCAAAGAAACGATCTTGAGCGTGCTCAATCGCGTAGTTAGCTTCGTTAATAAGACGATCGTCATCCCATGTTCCGACCATTTCTTCGTCTACTTCAAGTTCGATTGTTAGAATCCACTTGTATTCTACTTTCATGTTTACTCCTTTTCAATAATTCTGTGATGATCTACAGTTTGTACTTCTCTGTGACTCATATAATTTGCAATATCTTCATATTTTGTCAGAAAAGTCAAATCCCAGAGGTGCCAAATTTTATCAGATTTCTTGACGGTTGAATTCCAAATGTCAATCAACCACGCTTCGTGATGTTCTTGCTGCACTACTTCGTGCCTACGAGTGAACTTGCAAATGTTCTTATGGTGGAAGTGGAGCTAAAGGTCGGACGTGAAAAACGTCCGACAGCCCTCCTTTACAAAAGGTTTGGATTGCATTTAATTCCTTTTCCTCTATATGTTTGTGTTTGTGAATGGCAGTTTGGACAAAGAAATCGCAGATTACCTAGTCTATTATCACAACAATCTCCGTTAATGTGGTCTAGTTCTAACGTTAATGTATAATCTTCCCTTTAAAAATGAACCTGTCTTGTGATTATACCTGCTTGTTTCAGTAAGTCAAGCCCAGAGGTGTCACGGTATGTTTCTCGCCACACTAGTTCTTTGATTCCTGCATTGATAAGCATAGCTGCGCAGGGTACACAAGGACTCAGAGTTGTATAGATTGTAGCATCTTGTACAGACACACCTTCCTTAGCCGCCTTGAGGATGCAATTCAATTCTGCATGGATAACCGAGGGTTTCGTAACAAGTTGCCAGTCTCCAAATAAATCGCTTCCGTACCATTCTCGGTCTTCGCACTCATTAGAAAGTCCAGATGGTGTACCATTATAGCCCGTAAGAGTAACCCCGATCTTAGTTACAAGAATTGCTCCCACTTGCTTGCGCTTTGCTTTGGAAAGCCCAGCATGAAGCATGGCTGTCTGCATATAAACATCGTCAAGTTGTTTCTGTGTTGGCATATTCTTCAATCCCTTCTTCAGTTGTATATCTTACAATCTTCACTCCGAAACTCTTGATAATACTCTGACAAGTCTTGCAAGGTTTTGCAAGTTTTGGCTTACCTTCGCTATCAAAACGCTGTACGAGAATACTATGTACCTCTTTGGATTTACTTTGTAGTAAAGATTCCAGTTCAGCGTGCTTCCAAATCTTATCGCAGGACTCTCCTACAAGTTCTGCATGAAACTTCATTAAAGGATGGCTTCGGAAGTAATCGTTAGTTCCTGTAGCGATAACCCTTCCTCGTTTGTCGAAGGTTGTGCTGAAGATTGTGTAGCGTTTACGACTCAAGATACCTCCTTAATCAGTCCCACAAATTTTGCCAGTACAACCCAAGAAGCCTAAAGCCATTCTGCTTCCTTGCATTATGCTCTGTAAGCCCTTCAGTGTCAATCTCAATAGCCTTTACTTGATCCACAAGGTCATCATCTTCGTTCACTTTAGAGTGGTCATAGAACTTATCTTCTGCGTTGTAGTCAATATGTTGCTCAAGGCTCCACAAAATACAATCTATTACATAGTCCCACCGTTTGAAATGAAACTCATCAATGTCATATTCATTCTCTTTAGGCTTTGCAGAAGTACTTCGTAATTCTTCTGGCACATCCTCGTCGTCAACACAAGGTGTGCCTTTCTTCTGCTCCTTTAGTTGCTTGAGCAAAGGAAGAGCAATCAAGGAGAGCGTATAGTCACAATTCCATGAATCGTACTCATCAATCTGAATTTCAACCTTGCGTTCTTCGTCACCCTCTGGATATGGGCCAATATTGACAAACATAATTATTCCTTGATTACTTTGATTACTTCATAGATACGATCAATTTCATCTGCAAAAAGTGCATTTATGTCACTTTGGGAAGCATTGAGTTGCGTTTGTGCAGTGTTGAAATCCATTACGTCTTCTTGAAACTTTAGTATTTCCTCTGCTTTCTTACCAAGGTAAACAACCCGCATTACGAGCAGAATTAAAAGGATACCTTGAGTGATTAGAATTAGTTCCATATTTAAACTCCTGTAAGCGATTATTTATCCTCTAGGCTACCTACCCCTTACCCTGTAGTTTTACAGGGCTTGTAGGGGCTATAAAGTGCCTTCCTAAGCCTTTAACCCTTTGCAGCAATCTTATGCTTTAGGCGATACTGCAACTTAGCTAGTTTACTAATTTTTACAGAAGCTTTATTAGCAAGTCTGTACCAGTAGTCCTGCGTATCGTAATCATTAGGATACACTTTTGCAATATCAATTGCAGATCGGCGTGATGTATCCTCTGCTTGAATGCGCTCTGCTACAAGACGTTGAAGCATCTGTAATTCAGATTGGGAAAGATATGGAGAGCCAATACTATCCCATTCATACTCAGATGCGAATACTGGAACATTCCAAGTCATATCGGACGTAGTTGCAGACTTATCAAACATACCGTGAATAAAATTAAACATATAGAACTCCTTTAAAAATTAAGATGATTGAATTTTAGATGGTTGTTGAAGGTTTGTCAAGAGTCGGAGACTCTAAGCGCAACTTTTTGTTGCTTTCAAGTGATTAGTCATAAATTCTGTTGTAAAAATCTTGAGCAAAAGCTGAAGTGCTTTCGTTAATTTCATACCCAAGAGCCTTCATGATCTTCTTTTTGACAAGCGTATTAGGAATACGAATCCTGTCCGGAGGGTTAAACCCAAGCAAAAGTCCGCACTCTACCACAGCACCACTTCGGCACACACCAGCATGGCAATGCACAATTACATTCATATGCTGTTCCTTGGCTCTACGAAGCAGCCCTGCAATCTCTTGTGCTTGCTCATCGGAAATAGCCCATTCTTCATCTTCTTCAATGTCTTCAAACTTAAAGCCATAGACCTCCTTGAACTTCTTCTTCGGAGTAGGGTGCTCTAAAAGAAGATCACTGATTTGAATCAGCATGGAATTCTCTCCTGCGTCAGCGTGAAATCCAGTTGATACATCAAAGCGACTTGCGTTTTCAATAAAGTTGTTCATGACTTCAGGAGGTTTTCTGAGGAGACTTCGTAGACTTCTACAAGAGCCTTGCGGAAAGAGTAGCCCCCTCCACCGAAAGTTTCTTGATTTTCAAATCCAATTTTAATGCACACAAGATGGCACGCAGGTTCTTTGACAACAACCATCTTCCCCACCAACGTAGGGACAAAAGGTCGAGTTACGCTTGCTTCAATCTTAGGTTCCGAGAAAAAGAGGGTGCGGTTGCCAACTTCGTCCAGTTTACCGTCAAGGGTATACCAGTTTCCATCTCCATTTTCAAAGCATACTTCCATGGGGTAAGTATAGCCTTCAGGATCACCCATGAGACTAGATACTTCACCTTTGCCGTACAGCAAGCACCACACAATATCACCAACTCGAAATTCATCCGGTTTAACTTGATTGCTTGAATTGTTTGTTTGCATAATTTACTCCTTATTCTCGTAATAATGTTTAGTAGCTCCTAGTTTCGTACTGAGATTATAGAGAAAATCAGTCTTAGTATCATCACTAAGAAGCATCTCTGTACTATCTAAGATTTTCTTTACTTCCATAAGCAATTCAAATTCTTTAAGTTCAGTCATGGTACTCTCCTTATTTAAAACAACGCCTTCCAGCGTTCATTCTTCATCAAATCTTCTAACTCCTCCGTATTAGCCATACGACTAAGCAGAGTTCCAGCTTGGTTAGCTAGTTCTTGTTCTGCTGGTGTCATTCTAACAAATGGGTTGTGCTTTGCAAGAGTCCGTGAGAATTCTAGAGCTTGTTGTAGGGTCATTTTACCACCTCAAACTCTCTATGGCTTGGGAAACTATACATCTCCTCCCCAGCATCATCAATAAACCAGAAAACAAAATCATTATCGTCATACCAATCCCCTTTAGGATGATCAATAACGGTATAAATTTTACCTTCGGTTAGAATTTTAGAAACTGTTGACCGAGTAGCTTTAATCTTAGTTCCAACAGGCAGTTGATGGTCAATCATGTTGTTCCTTTCGTGTGTTGTTGATCTGCCTGAATTATGCAGGAAGTTCAGGAGGGTGTCAAGTGTTCAATCTCTGGTACTTCCGGCAACTCTTGCCAGAATGCAGCATCTATCAGGCTGTAACCTGCGTTATCAATCCAATCATCGAAACGATCTTCATCCTCCCATCCTGAAGAATAAACCCCAACCCTCCAATAAGGAGTCTTTGTGCGATGAGACAAGCACAGGATGAGGATAGGTTTTGAAACATACCTTCCAAAATCAAGGGATACTTCAGGAGGGGTAGATATGGGCTTTAGAGACATACTGAATCCTTTGTGTTGAAAGCTAGAGTATGCACTAGACTCTTCCTGCTGTCAAGCGGCAAAGATTGCTTGTGTTGGTTGTTTGCTACAGGAAGATTTCACTTGCAGGCTCATTCCAACTCCAGTATGATAGTTCTTTTAAAGAAAGGAGGTTGAGTGAAACACAACGAACAACAATGGCTCAAGCTCCCGCTTGAACTGCTGCAACACAAAGAGCTGAGTCTAAGTGCAAAAGTCATCTATGTCTATATGCTATGGCGGTATCAGTTCTTCACAAAAACACAAAGAGCATCTTACTTTGAGTCTCAGGACACCATAGCTGAAGCTGCTGGGGTAAGTCGAAAGACTGTCAATGAAAGCGTACAGCAACTAGCAAAGCTAGGATTTGTATCTTACAAAAAGACAAAACAGAGCAGCACATACGAAGTCAAAGATGTGTATCGTATTTACAACAATAACAACAAAAGGGAGGAAACCATGCAAGATCAAGAACCCTTCTAGCTGTAACCTTTTCTCACAAGGTATGTAACTTTTTCTCTCTTACCCCTGTAACCTTTTTACGCACTAATAAGAAAGAAGGAGTAAGAAAGAAAAGAATAAGAGAAAGACTAAGTATTTTAAGAAAGGTGGATTTATGTTTGTGATCACAAAAGAATGGTTTGACTCTAATAGAGACTTCATAGCTGGATTGAATCGTGCTCAAGCCGAAGCCATAGGTGAGGCGTATCCTTTGAAGAAAGGATGGAAAGATAGAGTTATAGGTAAAGAAATTACTCTAGAACAGAAAGAGAATTATGAAAAGCTGAAAGGTTGTGTGTACTCTGTTCGTAAGAAGAAAGCCAAGGCTGCTAGAAGTCTTAAGTCTTTGGAAGCAGAGAAGGAAGTTCTTGAACTACAGCTTGAGATTGCACGAATGAAACTTCAGTTGAAGAAGTTGAACAAGAAGGCTAGGTAGTGCGAACCTCCTATGGCATCTAAGCTGTAGGAGGTTTTTCTTTGTGTGTTGTATTTGTGCATCATTTCCATACAAGTAACGAAAGTTTGAAACTCCTACTTGACAAGAAAGTTCTTTGTGTTAAAGTACGTTCTATCGCAACAACTTTAGGAGAAAGCAAATGAACAAACTAATTGAAGATATTTGGGAAGAAACAACTAAGACCTGTATTCCGAGAGAAGGTGATTACTCATGTGTCTCCAAGGAGAACATTCAAAATTTTGCTGAACTGATTGCCAAGGAGTGTATTATGGTAGTTAAGAGTGTTCAACCTGGATACAAGGATTACAGAAGTCAAATTGAAGAAGCAATGCAGGATGATTGTGTTGAAGCCATAAAGCAACATTTTGAAATCAAGGACTAAACCATGTATCACCTCCGCAGACACCGTACAATGTACTACCTGTACTTCGCTGACAAGCAACTCTCCGAAGGGATGTGGAAGCAACAGGCTGAGAAAGAGATTGCATTGCAGATTGAGATGTTGTACACTGCAGATATCTAAACAAACTTTGAAAGTGAGTAGCAAAGCTACGAACGCTAATGAAAGGAAACTAAAATGATCTACGTTCTAATCCTCTTCGCTCATGTAGGTTTGATGGGAAGCGGTAACTCCAATGCCCTGACTACAGCAGAATTTACTTCTGTAGAGACTTGTAAAGCAGCAGGAGATGCTGCAGTAAAAATGGCTGGTGGAACAGTCAAGAATATTACTTATGTTTGTGCTAAGAAATAAAGAAGTAAAGGAGTAAACTAAACGAAGGCCATCAGGCGCATTTAAAGGCACCTAGAAGCCCCTTGAAGCATTGGACTAAGGGGTAGGTAGCCTGAAGGTGCTAGAAAGGCTTAAAAGGCGTTTAAACTAATCTAGGAGAAACATGAGCAACATCCAACGAACACCTCACGGCTTTGACTGGAACTGTGCTAAAATAGAATGCCTTGCTTCTGATGAAAAGAAGGGGTGGATGTATCTTGGTGTGACTACGCCGAAGGATTGTATTGAGATTTATATTACAAAGTCCGGTAAGATGCGTGTGTATAATGCTAAAGACTCTACTAACAAGAAGGAGCTGACATGAAAAAGACTGTACTAGTAACCATCACAAAAGAAATCGAAGTAGATATTCCTGATGAGATGTTGACTGAGGAGCATCTGGAGGAGTTTAGCTCTTATATGTTCCCTGTTGGTTCTGTAGATGAATTGTTTGAACATGCAGGACAGTACGTTGCACGATTTGATGAATCTTTTGTTGAAGGAATTGGAAATGTAAGTTATACTGAACTTCTTGAAGACGTTACAACGGAGATTGTTGCATGAAAACCACCAAAACTAAAACCCATCGAATCTTCTTCCAAGAGAAAACCTCTAAAGGTTTTGTGGATAAATCCTTTGACACCTACAAAGATCATGTAGAATGGCACCTACAGCAAATGAAGAAGAGTCCTGATGTTATCAGGGATGTTAGTTTTCGGAGTATTTAAAATTTTAAAGGAGTAAATTATGGAAAAAGATACTGTAGAAGTTCTTGTAGTCCAACAAGGAGATGCTGTGTGTGGTTCGCATGGCTACATGCTTAAGAAAGCAAAGAATATTGCAGCTTTCTACCTAGATGGCTGGGGTAAAACAAGTAGGGTTTATCCTTCATCTTCTTGTAGGAGTTCAACTATCGGAGGTATAGTCTATGACTACCCTAACCTCTGGATTGAAGACGGACAAGAAGAATCTACTTTTACAGAAATCTGTTTTCCTGAATACGAAGGATGGCGGGTGCATTGTGTAAGTGGAGGTAAAATTATGGCTATTTGTTTGGTGAAAGATTAAAATCAACAAACCTGTGGTAGAATGCAAAGCGAAGGCGAAGCCTAGCGATAAGCCAGCATTGCAACGGATTGGGTTGCATTACAAAGAGTATTGGAACTAACGAACGATAGGAGTAAATTATGCAATACGAAGACCTGAAGGATGTTTTTTATTTCAAGAGCGCTTGTGGCGAGAGCAAAGAGACTTTTAAAGCTTGCAAGGTAAGTAAGCATACCTGGGATATTTCTTGCGATAGTAATGGTAATTCTTCAGTCTGGGATTACGATGACTTCCTTTGTTATCTAAACGATGGGACTTGGGTAATTCGAGGAGAAGAAGATACTGCTAAACCCGCAGAGCAAGAACCGATAGAAGATGCTGCTGACGTAAAAACCCTACAAGATGAATTTGCTACGGTTGCCTTGCAAGGATGGCTTGCTGGTCAACCCAAGATTGGAGGGCAACCTCTTGATGGAACGGAAGATCATGCTAAACTTATGGCTGAAGTTGCATATCGTTATGCAGATGCTATGATTGCTGAACGGAAGAAGAAGGGGTAAGATATGCAAGTCAAAATCAAACAAGAACCTAAAGTCTTTAAGCCTGTAACGCTTGAGATTACTTTTGAAACGGCAGAGGAACTCCTGCTAATGCAGGAGATGCTTGTGCGGTACATTTCTGTACCTGAACTTGTATTCCATGATGATGATGTTTCTGTGCGTAAGCTTTCTGATATTATGACGGAACTTCACACCGCTATTACAGATGTAATCTAGAAGGATAAACTTGCCAAAAACCAAACATAACTACACATCAGTTCCGACTGCACAAATCCCAGAGCAGGATTACTTCTATTATGTAACAGATGAAGACAAGGAAGAAGTTCTGGAGGTTCTGGGGTATCATCGGACACAACAGGGCGAAGAAGAACGTATTGGAAAGTATTGGTAAAGGAGTAAAATATGGAAAAAGTAATTCGTGATGGTAAAGTAGCTGTAATCTACAGTCCGCGTTATGGTGCAGGTTGGACGACTTGGAGCGTCCCCGAAGAGGGGATGTTTCATCCTGCTCTTGTCGAAGCAATTGAAAATGAAATGGAAGAAAAAAGTCTTGTAGAGTTATGTAAGAATCTGTTTGGTGATGAAATCTATTATGGTGGTGCCGACTGTTTGGTGATTAAGTGGCTCCCTGTAGGGACAAAGTTTCGTATTACAGAGTACGATGGTGCAGAAAGTATTGAAATTTTGGATGAAATTGATTATCATATTGCTTAAGGAGTAAAAACATGAAATTTAATTCTCTTAATCATCAGCAAAATCTTACTGTCTCTGATGAAACAGAAGTCATCCCCTCAGACCTAGTCGCCGGATACATCATCCAACGAAGCCCTACGGATAAGTTCAAGTATAATATTTACGCTGTAGATTCTGACGGTGATCTTCTGTTCTGTGCGGCTTCGGACTTGACTTTTGAGAAAGCTTCTGCTATGGTTGAGGCTGTTAACCAAGAGTACTATCCTGCTGTTCCTTCACCGACAGAAGCAGTCTTTATTGAAATCGGTGGAGAATCTAAGGTTTATAATATTACTGCTAAGTGAAAAATGAAACTTAATGAAGCTGAAGGTGGGTTTGTTTCTACTCGTAATCTAGTAGGTTATGGTAAGGAGAAAGAGCCGTGGAAAGAAAAGAGCAAGGATAAGAAAAAGAAACGAGATTGGAGTAAAGAACGTGACAGAAAAAGACAATACGATTAATTATAGCGATTATTTCTATTATGATGAGACTAGCCCGAGTTGCCTTCGGTGGAAAGTTAATAGATATAGAATACACC